GAAACTTCACACCGCTGGCCTCGGCCAGTTGGGTCTGCGTCATGCTGATAGTCTTGCGTGTCTCTCGGACGAGTTTTCCGAGTTCAACGTCTACCGGGTTCTTCATGGTCGTTCCTCTGACGAACGGTTGCGGGTTACTTGGACTTCTGGACGGCGATGGGGAAGCGACCGTGCTTTTCCATAAAGGTGAGCGGCGCCTTCTCAATCTGGCGACGGTCGAGGTTCTTCCCGGCCTCGGTCAGTTGGAAGGTTTCAACCTTGCCCACCACCGTGCGCATGACGTAGCCCGCCGCCTCCAATTCCTGCAGGCCGCTGCGCGCCTTGGGGCTGGCCTCGCTCTGCTCGTTCCTAAAGGTGAGAGTGCTTTTCGGGCTGAAGAAGGAGCCGAAAAGCATAGCCTTCGCCTCGATAGAGAGTTTCATGGTCGCCTCGCGGGTTAGGTGGACTGTGAATGGTGCCGAGCGAGGAAAGTCTCGACGGCAGCTTCGACCAGTTCCTCGACCGTGCATCCTTGGCGCTTGGCGCGCTCGGTCAGTTTGCGCTCGGTCGCGCGGTCGAGTTCGACATTGATCTTCGGCATGGTTGCCTCGCGGGTTAGGTGGACTGTTCGGGCGCGTAGGGCTGCACGGGAAGCGGCGTCCAGTGGGTGTGGTATCCGGGCCAGCCGCCGACCATGAACCGAGCCGCCGGGTTTTCCCCGGTCTGCGCATGGGTGTGGCATTCGACGGTCTGGCCGAGGTCCAGCGGGCTGCCGACATATGGTGCCTCTCCCAGCCACTCGCCGTCTCTCCAGCACCACCAGAGCACATCGCCATGGTCCTCGTTCCACTCAGCGAGAGCGCGCGGGATCATGGTGGCATCGCGCGCGGGAGCATCCATCGGTTTCACTGCGCTTCTCCGGCTTCGGTGGGTTGGTGGATGGTTGGGGCAAACGGTGCCCAGCCGATGATCTTGCCATGCCCTTGGCAGTAGCAGTCTTGGCACCAATCCCAGCCGACCATGATCCACTCATCATCCCCGGTGTCGGCCAAGGTGTTGTATCCGATGGTCCAGCAGACTTGGGCGTCCTCGAGGGGTGCCGCGCCGTCACCGGAATAGTCGACTAGCAGGCAGACCATCGTTCCGTCTTTCGGTGGTTCGCTCATTCTGGCCTCGCGGGGCCGCCACGCAGTCGGAACAGCCGTCCGTGTTCGCGTGACGAAACGTCCCAATGTCCGGGGTTGCGGCGGTATACTGAAAAACCCTCGATCATCACTTCCTCGTTGCTGGACTGTATTTGGACGATGCTGCTTTTTACTTGTGAAGTCCAGTAAAGAAGTCCATGTTGCTTGGGCGTTGTTTTGGGCGCGGCAGAATAAAGTGCAGATAGTGGCGGAACAGTCCGAAAACTCGGTGCCTCGTCGCGTGGGTTATGCCCGCGTCTCGACGGCTGATCAGAACCTCGACATGCAGATCGAGGCCCTGAAGCGCTATGGCGTTCCCGAGGGGATGATCATCACCGACAAGATGAGCGGTGCCTCGGCCAAGCGGCCTGGCCTGACCGTCGCTTTGAAGATGGCGCAGCACGAAGGCACCGAGTTCGTGGTCTGGAAGCTGGACCGGCTCGGGCGCTCCATTCGGGGCATCATCGAGACCATGCAGATCTTCGATAAGCGCGGCGTCCGGCTGGTCAGCATCACGGAGCGGTTCGATCTATCGACCCCGTTCGGAAAGGCGATCCTGCACTTCCTGGCGGTCTTTGCCGAGCTCGAGCGCGATCTGATCCGAGAGCGCACGGTCGCGGGCATCTCTCGGGCGAAGGAGCGGGGCGACCCTCATGGACGCCCGCGGGCAATGACAGCGGAACGCGAGGCGCTGGGCGAGCAGCTGCTGGGGGATGGCTATCGAGGCACGGCGGCGTGGAAGAGGCTACGCGCCCTGCCCGGGCCGAACCTGTCACGCTCGGCCTATTTCGCGTGGCAGCAGCTTTGGGATTTCAAGCATCCCGCCGACGACCTTGACCCTGATCTGGGAGGCGATGATGGGGGCGAATAGCCAGATCGAATGGACGCACCACACTTTCAATCCGGTTACCGGCTGTCAGAAGGTCGGGCCGGGGTGCGACAACTGCTATGCCGAGGGCTGGGCGAAACGCTCGGGCCTTGTCAAATGGGGCGCTGGCGAGGCTCGCCGGCCCACCAGTGAATCCTACTGGCGTCAGCCGCTTAAGTGGGATCGGGAGGCCGCTGCCGCGGGCGAGCGCCGCCGGGTGTTCTGCGCGTCTCTGGCGGATGTGTTCGACAATGCCTGGCCGGACGGGATCCGGGCGCGGCTCTGGGATCTGATCAAGGCGACCCCGAACCTCGACTGGATGCTGCTGACGAAGCGGCCGGGAAACATAGGAAACATGCTGCCGGTGCCGTTCGACTTCGAGCGGCACTATCCGAATGTCTGGCTTGGCTGCACCGTGGTCAATCAGGCCGAGGCCGACCGGGATATTCCGAAGCTGCTGGCGATGTCGGCGACTGTGCGCTTCCTTTCGATGGAGCCGCTGCTGGGGCCGGTCGTTCTGAGGTCCGAATGGCTGGCAGCGCTCGATCTCGTGATCGTCGGCGGCGAGAGCGGGCCGCGCGCCCGGCCTATGCATCCTGATTGGCCTCTGTCGCTGCGGGATCAATGCGTGACGGCGGGGGTGGCCTTCCATTTCAAGCAATGGGGCGAATGGGCACCATCGTCGCCGGAAGAAGCGGCCGGCAATCCCCGATCGGGCTGGCGCTGCTTGAAGGGGCATCCCCATGTTCCGGCCCAAGCCGAGCTCTATCCAGAAGCCGGCGCGGCATTCATCGAACACAAGGGCAAGAAGGTCGCCGGTCGACTCCTTGAGGGTCGGGTCTGGGACCAGATGCCCGGCGAACAGTCCAGATAGGAGGAGGGGATGCGGTGGGTTCCGTTCGGTGACGGGATGTGGGTGTTCGGCATCGGCTGGTGGGACGGTGCTGTTGAGGTGTTCCTCGGGCCGGGGCTCTTGCGCATTGGGCGCGAGCCGCCCGGCCTGTCCAGATAGGAGGCGGCGGTGGCGGAAACGTGGAGATGTGCTGGCTGCGGGATCGAGGGGCCGGACAAGGCCCGGCGCTGCGATTGCGTCACGAACGTGGTCACCTCGTCGGATGGTGTGGGTGCCTGGAAGGAACGAGATCCGCATGTGTCCGACCGGCTCGCAGTGGAGATGCTGCGGAGCATGGCGTCGAGTTTCCGAGGGGGCAGCGATTTTTCTTATGCTCCTGACGACATGGCCGCTGTCCTGTCCAAGGTTGCGGATCGGATTGATCCGGGTCCGGCGTCCGGCGCGGCCAAATAGGAAGCGGCGGCGCTGGGCGGTTCTTCCGCCTGTCGCCGCCTACGGGCCGCGCGCCCTTCATTGCATGTTCCCGTCAAATAGGAGGCGGTCTTGAAACACGTTGTCGCCTTGTCGGGCGGGAAGGATTCCACGGCGCTGGCGCTTTGGCTCGTGGAGAATGAGCCTCGCGATTATCAGTTCGTATGCACTCCCACCGGCGACGAGTTGCCGGAAATGATCGAACACTGGATTTCGCTCGGGCAAAGGCTTGGAAGCCGCATCTTGCCGGTTACTGGCGGGAAAGGGCTGTCTGCGCTGATCCGAGAGTATCGGTCCTTGCCCAACAATAGGCAGCGGTGGTGCACCCGCCGCTTGAAGCTAGAGCCCTACTATCGGTGGCTGGGGGAGCAAGCCCCGGCGGTTTCCTATGTCGGCTTGCGCGCTGACGAAAGCGACCGCCAAGGCATGATCTTTCCAGAGGCGAACGGGATCACGCTGCGGTTTCCTCTCCGCGAGCAGGGCTTCACCGAGGCGGATGTCTGGGCGTTCCTTGATGAGCGTCAGGTCAAAATCCCGGCCAGAACAGACTGCGCGCGCTGCTACGACCAGACGCTTGGGGAATGGTGGCGTCTCTGGAAGATGCATCCGGGGATCTTTGATGCAGCCGTTCTTGAGGAGGAGTGGGTCTGCGCGGAACGCGGCCAGACCTTTACCTTCCGAAGCCCCAGCCGGGATACCTGGCCGGCGGCACTTCGTGATCTGCGCGCGGAGTTCGAGAGCGGGCGAGTTCCGCCTCGGACGGTCCAGCAGATCGACATGTTCAATGGTGAGCGGCGGCGGGTCGGCATCTGCCGTCTCTGCTCGCTGTAGTCCAGATAGGAGGCGATGATGGCGCTGGCTGAAACGTGCCGGGCTCTGGTGACGGAGGCGCGCCGCTATGACAAGGGCGCGGTGATCAAAGGAAAAGCCGAGAAGCATGCCGCACGGGATCTGGTGCGGCGCGGCTTGGCGAACCTCAACAAGTCGGAAACACGATTGACGCTTACGCCTGCCGGGCGCTGGGCGTTCTCACAGTCCAAATAGGAGGCGGCGGTGTTTCGGTGCCCAAAGTGCGGCGGCGGTGACTTTACGATTACCGAGGCGGTGATCGTTGACGACTGGATCCGCGTCGAGGGCGGCCGGGTGGTTGATCGCGGTCGGGGTGATTGGGCCGGTTCTCTCGGCTTCACCGGGGAGTGTGGCTGCGGGCATCATTGGCACCTGCGGCGGAAAACGGGTCAGGCAGCCGCCGAGGCCGGCGCGGACCTGAAGCAAGAGTCCAGATAGGAGGCGGCGGTGGGGGATCGTCCGAGTGATGAACATGCTGCTGCGATGATCGCCAGCCTTTCACCTGAAGCATACGCGGCCTGGGAAGCGGTCGTGCCACTTATCGGTAGGGATAGCGGCAAGTTCATCGCCTCTCTGGTGGAAGCGGCCTGCGTGACCGCACTGGCGTCCGGCTGCGACCCGGAAGATTTCGCCCGCGGCGTGAAAACAATTTAGGACGATCGGGCTCGGGAGTTCTCGGGTTCTGGTCGCGTGGTCAACTAGTCCAGATAGGAGGCGGCGGTGCGGGGGTTGATGATCGCGGCGGTGGCGGTTGCGCCGTTCTCAATCGTTCTTTGGGACGTGTTCGAGGTCAACGACTGGCGGGCCTGGGCGCTGATTGGAACGGCATTCTGGTGGCGGCTGATCGCGCCGCTGCAGTCCAAATAGGAGGCGGTGGTGACGGACGAGCAGATTATCTCGGCACTGAAGGCTGGCGAGACGATGACCTTCGGCTGTCATGGCCGCAATGGCGAGGTGATGAGCCTGATGGCTGGTCTGGAAAAGCAGGCGGCGGTGCGCGACTTGTTCGATCCTGATCCGCATGAGGGCCTTCGCCCAGTCTTGGCCGAGGTCGATGGGACCGATCCGTGGGGCGCGATATGGGCGCGGATGCGCTCGGTCGACGGAGGATTTGGCCGCTGCGGAAATGCGGCCGGGCAGATGATCTTCGGCTTCGGTGTCGAGGGGCGTGGCCCGTCGCCTGATGAGGCGGCGAAGCAATGGGTGGCGGGCGCGCGGTCGCTGGTCGCCGAGTCCAGATAGGAGGCGGCGGTGAAAACGGGAGACAAGTTCAAGGCAGACGGAGAGGTGCGCCGCTACACGGTGCAAGCGGCGGATGATCGGTTTGTCATCATGACGAAGCCCTTCGCCGCGCAGCGCACCTATCTCTATACGATCGCGGATCTGAAGCGCGGGGTGCGGGGCGCATGCAACCTGATCTTCGGGCTTCCCTGTGATGTCGATAGCCCAGCGTCTGCCTCAGTTGCGCTGGGCATGATGGCGGCTGGCGACTTCGAGGTGAGCCACCGGAACGTGGTCAATCTCTCGCCGGCGGAAATGAACCAGCTGGCGGCACAGTCCAGATAGGAGGCGGCGGTGGCTGATTTGTTGTCTTTCGAGAGGGGGGCGTCTGGCGGATTTGTCCGTTCTGACTCGCTTGAGTCCCTCTGGGTAGAAGCTGAGGCGCTGGGAAAGGTTGGCGTGGATTCGCGGCTTGTTGGCGGATATCGCGCCACGGTCAGCTTTCACACCGCTTCCGGTAGCCATGTGTTTGCGCATGGGACCGGCGCCCGGCCCCATGAGGCTTTGGGTGCGGCAATCATCGAGGCTCGTTCGCTCGGCGCGGGCCGGCAGTCCAGATAGGCGCGGGCATGGTCATCGTGACGTCATATCAGCCCGCCTTCGCCTGGCTACCAGCGCGCATGGAGTGCGGTCGCTGGATCTGGCTCCGCCGGTATCAGTCAATCAACGGCGGCCAGCGCAAGCGGCTGTTCGAGTAAAAACAGGGGGGGCGTCTGTGACGGGGTGTATTGTTCAAGTCTGGTTTGAGCCGGAATCCGATATTGCCGGGCATCGGGCTCGGTTCTCGATGATCGAGACGGAGATGCCCGACTTCTCGACCTTCTGCGAGATGGTCGAGAGGGATCGCTTGATCGGCGGGGCCGTCTTGTGGACCCGCAAGGGCGCGGGTGGTGAGCAGATCGTGACCGAGCGGCAGCCGATCGCCTTCCGTGGAAGCGCGGTCCTTCGGTGCCAGCTGCCGCGCTGGCGCTTTGTCGAGGGGGATTGAAACGATGGGGAGGCTGTTTCTGGCCTATTGCGCGATGGCGGTGATGACCTTCGGGTATGCGGCGGCTTTCTGTGAAAGCTGCAACGATTCCTTTTGGCAGTCCAGTTCTGAGCGCCGTGCGGTTGTCGGGGTGACGGCCGGATTGGCTTGGCCGCTCTACTGGTCTTGGTCGGCTGCAGAATTCCTCGGGTCCAGCCGTGGCAGGTAACTTGCCCTCTCACAAATCGCCACCCGCTGGCGATGCCCTCTCGCGCGAGCGGTTGGAGCCAATGGAGAGTATGCCTCTCCGGCGCGGCCTTTGCGATTGGTGCGGTGGCCGCTGCCCCTCGGGCCGGACCTATTGCTCTCGGGAGTGCCGAGTGCGCTACAACGGTCTGTTGACCCGCCAAGGCAAGGCGCTGGTCCAGCTGCTGAAACAGTGGCGTCTGCATCGCGGGCGAAAGGGGACGCCCGGTGCCGGCAAGATCACTCATGTGTCCGCTCGGGTCGATCTGTTGATCTCCGAGGATCGCGCGCGCTGGGCGCGGCTCGGTCAGAAGAAAGGGGGCGGTTGTGAAACGAGGTGATGTGTTCCCGCATCCTGGGGATGGCAGCCCGGTTCGGGTGATGGCGGTCGAGGATGGCTATGCCATGTGCCGGCGCTCTGGTCGCATGCCGTTCGTGGCGCGGGTCAGGGATATCGAGGCGCTTCTGGATAGGGCCTCCTCGGGAGTTGGGAAGGCGGGCGGGGTCCATGGTTCGACACTATAAGGACGTGATGCCGGTGCGAGTCCGCGGTGTGGATTTTCCGAATGCTCGGGCCTGTGCCGATCACTTCGGGATCCGGCCTCAAACCGTCTATAATGCCGTCGCCGCCGGCCGCGCCGATATGATCGGACTTGGACCGGGCCGGCACAACGGGCCGCGCCGTGGCGGGAGGCAGGAGACGTTCAAGATCGGCCCGCTCACGTTCGAGTCGCAGACGAAGGCCAGCCGGGCGCTTGGTTTCTCGCGCAGCTACATTTGTCAGGCTCTGGCAGGGCGCTCTGGCTTCTCGATGGATGTTGTCGTGGGTAGGGCCATGGAGGTTGCGGCTCGGGCGGAATCCTCTGGCAAAGAGGCAGTGTGATGCGAGGGTTTGAGCTCGCCGAGGGTTGGCGCGTTGAGATCGACGGGGATCGCTGCAGGTTCTATCTCGGAGCCATGCTGATGGGGTCTGCCGCAGCCCTCCGCGCTCTGGCGGATATGTGCGACGTGGTCCTGCCGCCCGCGCCGCCGCCCCAGCCCGATCTGTTCGGCGATCTCGAATGAAGCCGCAGCGGATCCAGCTTTCGCGCAGGAAGGGCTGGCGAAAGCCCGAGGGCGCGGTGGTGGTGTCGCGGCCCTCGAAATGGGGAAACCCATATCGGGTCGGGGATGAAGGCCCCTCGGATGCGCTCTGGCGGTTCGAGGCATGGCTGAACGGAACGCCCGAGGGTCGCCGGCTGAAAATGGCGGCGCGGGTGGAGTTGCGCGGCAAGGTTCTGTGTTGCTGGTGCGCGCTGGGCCAACCCTGCCACGCCGATGTCCTCCTGCACTATGCGAACAAGGACGGCCCGTGATGGCGGATTTTGATTGCAGTGAGCAGATCCACGATCTGGTGAAGGAGCAACTGCGCGACTTCTGCAAATGGGCGGCAAAGAATTGGCGGATGGAGGCGAGTGACTTGGAGGAGATCGGCAAGCCGCCGGTCTATGGCGAAGGCTATGATGCCGCCGTGTGTTCACTCGAGGCGGCGCTGGACGTTTATACCGACGATTTGGGGTGGTGATGATGCGCTGTTCCTACTGTGGCTCTCGCGCCCATGACATTCGGACCTGCCCCAAGACCTGGGCCGGGTCGGTCGCTCGGGCGCATCTTCGCTGCAGCTACTGCGGTGCCCGGGACCATGACAAGCAGGCTTGCCCCAAGCGCCACACCGGCCGGGCGTTCCAAGCAAAGGGCATCCGGGTTCTGGATCGTCGCCCGTGACGCCGGATCGCTGCCATTGGGTCAGGGACTCGGACGGGTTCGAGGTGCTGATCCCGCTCTGTTGGGATGCTGTCCTCGATCCGGGCCTCTGCTCCTGCGGCGTCGAGGGGTCGCGCCTCGACCGGGCTGAGATCGGTCGCGCTGCGGCGGAGTCATATGTCGAACGGCTCTGCGATAAGCTGGCCCGGGCGACGGCTCGATATGAGGAAGCGATCTTGCGGGATCGACGTCTGGTCGCGGAGATCCGGCGGCTCGAGGCCGAGCTCGAGTCTCTGAAATCCTCGAAATCTTGACCACTGCTTGACCGGCCAAAAAACAAAGCCCCGGCGCTGGGCCGGGGCTGTCGTCTAAACCCATGCTTTCGCTGGGCTATTTTGGTTGCGGGAACAGGATTTGAACCTGTGACCTTCAGGTTATGAGCCTGACGAGCTACCGGGCTGCTCCACCCCGCGAAATCAATGACTTAGCGGCTAAACCGCTGATCCGGCTCACCTTATGCCATGCATCGGCGCGGCATACAAGGGCAGCGCCGTGCATCCACCGGCAGCGAAACGGCATAAGCCGACTGACCGCTGCTTGACCGCTGGCGTTTCGGGCCTCGGCGCTGGGCGGTGGTTCCGCCTGTCCGCGCCTACGCGCCTGGCCGGTCGTCATTCCATGGCTGTCGAACCGTATAGCCATGGAGGTTTGACATGACGGTCGTTGCATCGGTGCCCAAGCGGCCCGGGGAAGAAATCCGCATCTCGGTCGAGGAATTTCAGGGCAAGACCCGCGTGAACGTGCGGGTCTGGTGGGAGGATGATTTCGGCGAGTGGAAGCCCGGCAAGCAGGGCATTTCCATGACCGCCGAGCAGTTCCGCGCTGTCTGGGGGAATTGCCAGGCTGTCGACGCGGTGCTGAAGGAGAAGGGCCAATGAGGGACCATGCTCCGGCCAGCGGGCCGATCTGTATCTACCACGGCAATTGCGCCGATGGGTTCACCGCTGCTTGGGTCGTCCGCGAGGCGCTGGGCGATGGCGTGGAGTTCGTTCCGGGCTCCTATGGCCTGAAGCCGCCGAACGTCGCCGGCCGCGACGTGATCATGGTGGATTTCAGCTACAAGCGCCCGATCCTCGCCAACATGGCGGCGCAGGCGCGCTCGATCCTGATCCTCGACCACCACAAGACGGCTGCGGAGGATCTGGCCGGGTTCCCGTCTCCGGCCGCGCCGTCGATGGATATGTGGCCGTGGGCCGAGCATTTCCAGTCGGTGCTGGCCGGAGAGGTCGGCCGGGTTCCGGTTGTCCTGTTCGACATGGAGCGCTCGGGCGCACAGATCGCGTGGGATTTCTTCTTTCCCGGCCAGGCGCGCCCGCTGCTGGTCGACTATGTAGGCGACCGGGATCTGTGGCGGTTCCTGCTACCGGCTTCACGCGAGGTGGCGGCGACCGTGTTCAGCCATCCCTACGACTTCGCGGTTTGGGACGGTCTGGCGGATCGCCTCGATGGAATCGGGTTCGGCGCTGTCGCGAGCGAAGGCGAAGCCATCCTGCGCAAGCACGACAAGGATATCTCGGAGCTTATTGCTGTCACGCGGCGCATGATGTTCATCGGCGGCCGTCAGGTGCCGGTGGCAAACCTGCCCTACACCATGGCCTCGGATGCCGCGCATCTGATGGCCGAACATGCGCCCTTCGCCGCCTGCTACTTCGACCGGCCGGACGCACGGGTGTTCAGCCTGCGGTCGCGCGAGGGCGGCGCGGACGTGGCCGAGATCGCCGCGCTCTATGGCGGTGGCGGTCACAAGCATGCGGCGGGCTTCCAGCGGCCTCTCGGCTGGGCCGGCGATGACTGCCTGCGGGAAGCGCCCGGGATGCTCGGGGATGCCCTGCGGGCGCTGGGCGGGCTGATCCGGTTCCGCAATTGGGAGTTGGCCGAGGGCGGGGTCACGCCGCCTGATCTGATCAACGCCTGGAAGGACGCCGAAGCGGTTCTGGCATCTGGGGAGGCGGGCCGATGAGATCGACCGAGGAATTCATGGCCGAGGTCGACGCCGCTCTGCGGTTCGATCCTGATCCCCATGCCGCGCGCCGATCTGGTGACTGGATCCAGATGAACAGCGGCATTGCCTTCTGGCCGCTCGACCCGCGGGCCGACGAGGTGCGGATCGAGGATATCGCCCACAGCCTGGCTCTGCTCTGCCGGTTCGGCGGTCACTGCCGCCGGTTCTACTCGGTGGCCGAGCATTCGGTGCATGTCGCCCGGATGCTGCCGCCGCACCTCGCGCTCTGGGGGCTGCTGCACGATGCGGCCGAGGCTTATGTCTGCGATCTTCCCTCGCCCCTGAAACGCATGCTGCCGGGCTACAAGGTCATCGAGGCGCGGGTCATGGCCGCGATCACCGAGCATTTCGGCCTGCCGCCGGAGATGCCCATGGTGGTCAAGGCTGCGGATCAGGCCATGCTGCTGGCCGAGGCCAAGGCTTTGATGCGGGTGCCACCCATGCCATGGGAGGAGTGCGGCGAGCCTGCCTCCGTCCGGTTGCACTGCTGGTCGTGGGAGCGCGCGCAGACCGAGTTCCTGCTCGAGTTCGAGCGGCTGACGAAAAAGGGGGGCTAGTCGCCCCCCTCCTTCGGTCGGCGGCCGGAGATCCCGGCCGCTGGCCTGTCCGGCCATTCCGGCGGTCGGAAACCGGCGAGCATCCAGCGCATGGCCTTGGCCGCTGTCGGGTTCACCTTGTTCCGCGTCGAGGCGGTTTCCGGCATCTCCCATTTCTTCAGGGTGCTGAGGTTCACCCCGAGAATGTCGGCGGCTTGGGCCAAGGAAAGGCCCAGCTGGTTGCGCGCGGCTTTGAATTCGTCCGGTGTCATTTTCTTCCTCAGTTCCGCGCCTGCTGGATCCGCTCGAGCATCGCGAGGTCGGCTTGCAGGCGTCCTATCGGGTCGGCCGCGATGATGTGGGCCACCGCTGCCAGCGCCATGGCGATGCAGCATATCGCAAGCCAGCGGCGGATTCGACCGGGGCGCACGGTGGGCGGCCGGATCGGGGCCTTGGCGATCGCCTCGTCAAACTCTGTCATGGTCAGCACCCCCGCAGCCGCGCCTCGAGGGCGAGCTTGCGGCCCTTCTCGACCGCGATCTGCCCGGCCTTGTCGCCGCCGGTCAGGGAGGAGGTCGGCACCCCGATCAGGAACACCCCGAGGGCATCGCCGGTCGCGGCGCTGTTCTGCTGCTGCTCGAGCGCGGCGAGGCTCTGGCTGACCTGCGCGAGCTCGGCCCGCGCCTGGCTGCAGCTGGCGGCGGAATACATGCCGGCGGGCATGGAGGCGGGCGCGATGGCATCCGGGCGCTGGGCGCAGGCGGCGAGCAGCGCGGCGGCAGTCGTGGCGAGCATGAGATTCTTCATCTGGTGTCCTTGCGGTTTCGGGGCCGGACCATCCGGTGCCCCCTACTGCCGCAACCCCGGCTTTCGCCGGGGCCGGGTCCGCGCTGGGCGGTGGGCTATTCGGACTTCGTCTCGGGCTGCAGCCTCCCGGCGGTTTCGAAGGCTTGTTTCAGCATCTGCTCAATGCGTTCTTTGTGCCCGTGGCTGACCCGGCCTTTCAGAGCCGCCTGCAGGATGCAGCGCTGGGCGTCATCCATCAGGGCCGAGATGCTCTGCAGCCGGTCCTCGTTCATATGGTCCATGGTCGGGTTCCTCTCCGGCTCTGGTGGATTCGCATGGCGCTGCATCCTGCCTTTATCATGGCGCTATGCGCGCCACGATGCAACGGAAATGCGACCCGTTATCTTAACAAATACAATGACTTGACGCGGGCGCTTGCAGCATGCGCACGTCACCACCTGTCCGCGCCTAGAGGCCCGGATTCCGGTCTGACAGGGCATGGCGCTGGGCGCTCTGCCCGCTTTGTGAAAGGTAACGGTATGGCGGTTCATTTGACCGAGCGCGTGGTGAAGGCGGCAGTCCACGATCCCGCGCGCAAGACTTTCCTCTTTGACGACGAATGCCTCGGCTTCGCTCTCAGCCTGTCGACGGCGGGGGCCAAGCGCTTTGTCCTGGATTATACGATCGCGCGGCGGCAGCGCCGGGTGACCATCGGCGCGTGGCCGGCGTGGTCGGTTGTCGCCGCGCGCGAGGAGGCGCGGCATCTGAAGCGCGAGATCGACCGGGGCGTTGATCCGCTCGAGCGGCGTGACGAGGCGCGGGACGCAGCGACCTTCGGGGATCTGGCAACGCTCTATCGTGAGCAGCACCTGCCGCGCCTTGCGCCGCGCAACGCCTCGGATCAGGAGTCGATGCTGGACAAGCTGATCCTGCCCGAATGGCGCAAGCGCAAGGTGGCAGAGATCACCCCGGCGGATGTCGAGAAGCTGCTGCGCGCCATCGCGGCTGGTCGCGCCCGTCCGGCCAAGGCCGAGCCGAAGAACAAGCGCCGCGCGCCCCTTGCCCCGCCTCGGCCCACCCCGGTGCGCGCCAATCGCTGCGGCGAGGTTCTGCGCAAGATGTTCCGGCTGGCGGTCGACGCCAAGATGCGGCCCGACAATCCGGCGCAGGGGTTTTTCCGGCGGCTGGAGAACGCGCGCGAGACCTTCCTCGACCGGGCCGAGATACTGCGGCTGGCCGAGGTGCTGGCGGCGCAGGAGGATCAGGGCGTGGCGGCGTTGCTGCGCATGTGCATGCTGACCGGCGCGCGACTGGGCGAGGTGCGCTGCGCGCGCTTCGAGCAGTTCAACCTCTCGCTCGGAATCTGGACCAAGCAGGCGGCACAGACCAAGCAGCGGCGGGTGCATCGCCTGCCTGTCTCGGCCGACATGGTGGCGCTGGTGCGCGAGCGCCGCGAGGTGGTTCCGGCGGATTGCCCGTGGCTGTTTCCCGGCGAGATCGATGGTCAGCCGGTGCAGGATTTTCGTCGGTTCTGGCGGCGTGTGAAGTCGGACGCGGAACTGCCGAGCAATCTCCGCGTTCATGATCTGCGCCACACCTTTGCCTCGCTACTGGCGAGCGGCGGCGCATCGCTTTCCATGATCGGAAAGCTGCTAGGTCACACCCAAAGCAGCACCACCGAGCGGTATTCGCATCTGGTGGACTCGGCGTTGCGCAACAGGGTTGACGAGGTGGGCGGATTGATCCGCCCCGCGCTACGGGTGGTGGATCCCGCTGGCGCGGCTGCCGCTTAGGTGGCTTCGCGAAGCTCCTGCCAGATCGGGCGGATTTTCTTCCGCACGGTGCTGATGTCGGGGGCTTCGCCCTTGTCCGACCGCCTCTCGAACCATTCGAGCATTTCGTTCACCAGACTCTCCTGCTGCTCGGGCAGGCCGTGGTCGTGGATGCGGCGAATTATCGCGGTATAGAAACCGTCCCAATCCCATTTTGCAGACGGCCCCGGGGGCACCCGGATCGGTTTCGGGGCCATGTCGTGGTTTTGCTCGAACCTCTCGATCTGGCTCCTGCTCAACAAAATGTCAGCAGCCTCTAGTTTAAGTCCCATCTCAGGTCCGGTGATCCGCTGCCATCGGCCTTCGCTGTTCGGTGGTCGCACCCTTATGGTGCTTGCCAGTTTTGGCCCGGTTCCGTCGCGCCGGAACATGCGCACGAAGTCACCCGGGGGGATAGCGACCGCCCCTGAAATTTCGCCATCGTCCGTAGTGATGTGCGGTGCGATCGTGCAGATCTCGAGGTGATCGTGGATGCTCCAGTCGATGATGTCGGCCGGCATGCATTCCCAACGGGCAGCTACCTCGTGGATGGGAAATAGATTTCGTTTCGGTAGCGCCATTTTTTACTCCGTTGCTTGGCATATACTGTCTTTCTTCAACCTATTCTTGCATCCGCCTGCAACAGTCCATGTATAACCGGCATCTTTACTGCAAACACGGGCGCTAGGCGGCAATGTTGCCATGGCATGGCCCTATTTGCGAGAGCCGGTGCCTAAGATTCGGGCAGTCCTGCCTGTCCGCGCCTACGCGCCTGAGTCGCACCTGTGGTCTGCCTTGTCGGCATGGAAGGTGCCCCGGCGGTCGGGGTCCGAGTCGGGATGGCGGTATGAGCGATCAGGTGGATGCGCCTGCAGGCGGTGGGGAAGTGGACGGGCCCGTTCTTTCGGAATGGCTGACACAGAGTGAGTTGGCAGCCGAGCTTCGGGTTTCGACGGACACGCTCCGGCGCTGGCAGGCGCGGCGCATCGGCCCGCCCTCGATCAAGCTCGGGATGCGCGTCCTCTACCGGCGGGAGTCGGTGAAGGAATGGCTGCGCTCCCGCGAGAAGAAGTGAGGAGCGAATGGCGACGGACAAAATGAATTTCATCCAGCTGCTGCAGGCGACCCGCCGGGGCGAGATCGTCCGCGAGGCGGATGATCTGCTGGCCGAGATGGTGCGGGCCATCCACGAGCATGGCGGCAAGGGTGATCTGACCCTGAAACTCTCGGTCAAGAAGAACGATGCCGAGCAGCTGGAAATCACCCCGACGCTGAACATGAAGAAGCCCCGCCGCGCGCTGGGCATTGGCATCGCCTACGCCACCGGCGAGGGCGAGCTTTCCCGCACCGACCCGCAGCAGGACGATCTGTTCGATGAGCTCGAGGATCGTCGCTCGTCGCGCGACGTCAACTGACCGGGTCGCGCCGCCCTGGCGCTGCCCCTTCCCTTTTCCCCTGATCTGAAAGGATGCCTCCCATGGCAAAGACCCCCACCGAATCCGCGCTGGTGGCCGAGCTCGACCCACGGCGTGTGCTGGACGCGGCCATCGACGGCGCGCGCCTCGCCTCGCCGCTGCTCGACCGCGGCGACCGCCAGTTCGCCTTCGTGCCGGACGGCTACAAGCTCGAGAACATCTCGGACCCGCTGCGCCTGCCCTCGCGCGTCCGGCAGGGCGTGACGCTGGACGACGCCGCCTCGACGATCGCCTTCGTCAACCGCTTCTCGGGTTCCTCGTCGGTGCTGATCGCGGATTTCAACAGCCTGTCCATCCGGGCGGTGCTGGACTTCCACGGCGGCAATCAGGGCGACGTGGCGGGCTCGGTCGGGGCCTGCGACTTCACCGCCACCTTTGCCCTGCTGCCGTCCGAGGAATTCAGCCGCTGGAACGCCTTTGAGGGGTCCATGCACGATCAGGCGGCCTTCGCCGAATTCCTCGAGGAGAACGCGACGGATATCTGCGCGCCGGAGCCGGCGACCATGGTCGAAATTTCGCGCGACCTGGAGGCGACCACGAACGCCGCTTTCCGGGCACGGACCCGGCTGGAGAACGGCGACCGCGCCTTCACCTATGAAACCGAGACCAAGGTGAAGGGCGACCTGGTCGTGCCGACCAAGATCTCGCTCTGCATCCCGCTGTTCAACGGCGAGGAGCCGGAGATCGTTGAGGCCATGTTCCGGTTCCGGCCGCAGGCGGATGGCCTGAAGCTCGGGCTGTTCTGGCACCGGGTTGAGTATCGCCGCCGGGCGCAGTTCAACCTCATCGCCCACCGCATCGCCGAGGAGACCGGCGTTCCGGTGTTCGCCGGCCGCGCGGCTGGCCCCGGCGGGGTCGTGCCCCGCTGATGCCGGTGATCTCCCTGATCCTGCCGCTGCCCATCAGCACGAACCGGCTGCATGTCGGTTCGGGCAAGTCCAAGCGCCGGACGGAGGACTATTCCGCCTGGCTGACGGAGGCAGGCTGGGAGATCAACCGGCAGCGGCCGCGTCTTGCGGTCAAGGCGCTACCGGCCCGGTGCTGGTGGCGCTCCCGGCTCCGCTGGCCGGTCGGTGACGCGGCGGATTCGGATAATCGCATCAAGGCTCTGCACGACCTTCTGGTCGGCATGAGGTTGGTGCCGGACGATCGCTGGCTGCATGGCGGCTCCTACGGTCGTTCGGCGCTCTGCCCGCCGGGCAAATGCCTGGTGCGGGTCTGGTCGCTTTCAGGAGTCGCTCCATGAGTTCCCCTTCGCACTATCCCCTCGCCTGGCCGGACGGTGTCGCCCGCACGGTTCACCGCGCGCGGTCGTCCTTCAAGGTCAGCATGGCCCGGGCGCTGTCCGATCTCGAGGACGCGCTGCGCCTGTTTGGGCAGGACACGGGCAAGAAGGTCGCCGCCGTGGTGATCTCGTCCAACGTCACGCTCGGGCGTGAGCGGCCGGCTGATCCCGGCATCGCGGTCTATTTCGAATGGGACGGCGCTGGGCGCTGCATCGCGGTCGACCGCTATGCGACCCCGGTCGAGAACGTCCGGGCCGTCTACCACATCCTCGAGGCGCGCCGGCAGGAGATGCGCCACGGCGGGCTGGAGATCGTCCGCTCGTCCTTCCGGGGCTTCCTTGCCCTGCCTGCCGCGCAGTTCGGCTGGCGCGAGGTTCTGGGGCTCGGGCCCTCGGACGATCTCGACGCCGCCGAGCGGTCCTATCGCGCTCGGGCGCGCACGGCGCACCCGGATAAGGCCGGCGGCTCGTCCGAGGCCATGGCGCGTCTGAATGAGGCAATTGCCGCCGCCCGGCGGGATCTTGGCAAAGGGAGGGCGGCGTGATGCCGGTTTGGGACAAGGACGCGCTGGACGCGCCGCACACCCAGCGTGAGTTGGGCCATGTCGAGGACGATGGCTTCGTCACGGTGCATTCGTCGCCGGTCGCGGCTCGGGACTCGGCTTCCTCGGCTGATCTGGATGCGCTGCAGCGCGAGGCGCAGATCGCCGGCCTCGGTCGTCCGGTGACTGATCTCGTCTATCGGCTCAATTCCGCGATCACCGCCTTGCGGGCGGATAAGGCGGCGATGAAGGCAGAATGGGCGGCTGATCTGGTCCGCGCCGGGAAGGATCGGCGCGCGGCCGTGGCAGCCATCACCCCGCAGCCGGATGCCGGGCTGGATGATCTGCAATCTCGGCTCCATGCCCGGGCAAAGTGGCTGCGGGATCAAGTTGAGCCTGGCATCGTCACTGCGGAGGTTGAGTTTCTCGAAGCCAGCAATGCCGCCATCACCGCCCTCCGCTCCCGCCCTGTCGGGGAGGGTTCGGCATGATGGAGGCCAGCACCCTGACCATCGCGCAGCGCATGCGCGTCCATGCCATGACCGCGCTGTACGTGCGGATGCAGATCCCCAGCGCCGAGGCCCTGAAAATGGCACGGGCCGTCGAGAAATACGACGAGCTCTGCGCTGCGCTGGATCAACTCGAGGCGCTGAAAGCGTCGTTTGATGATCGACTCGAGCGGATGAAGCGGCGCTACATGCGCTCGGTCTGGTGGCTGTTCTTCATTGCGATGACCGCCTGGGTGTCCCTGATCGCGGTGGTGCTGGAATGAGCAAGCGCACCCCCGGCCTGCCCCGCCGCCCGCGCGGCTTCTGGCCCACCCCGCTCGACGCTGTCCGTCCGCTGATCCCCTTCCTGCCGCCCGAGGCGGATTACGTGGAGCCTTGCGCTGGTGCGGGTGACCTGATCCGGCATCTCGGTCAGCTGTGGCCCGCCGGGCGCTGCAGCGGGGCCTATGACCTTGTGCCGAATGGCGAGGGGATCGAGGAGGCGGATGCGCTCTCGCTCGAGCTTCGCCCGGATCTCTACATCACAAATCCGCCGTGGCCCGAGGGCGGCAAGCGTGGCGATCCGGCGCTGTCGATCATCCGGCATCTGATGTGGCTTGCGCCCACCTGGGTTCTGCTGCCGTGGGATTTCGCGGCGAACGCCTATTACGCTGATCTGGCCCGGCATTGCGTCCGGGTCGTGCCGGTCGGCCGGGTGTCTTGGCTGGGCAATGGTCAGGGCGGCAAGGACAATTGCGGCTGGTATGAGTTCGACGGCGGCTACAATGGCCGGACGGCGCTCTATCCCCGCGGTCTGGCGCATGGCCTGCAGGGCGAGGTGTCGGTCCTGTGATCCGCCGCGCATCCCCCCGCTCGCCGGCGCGCATGAAGGCTGAGGATCACCAGCTGCTCTGGCGGCTGGTCGAGGGGGCCGTGGTCGACGCATTCCGCTCTCATCCCGACTATCTCACGCCGCGCGGCGATGATCGGGCTGTCGAGAGCATCACGAAACGCGTGGTCGGCCAGCTGGTCGGCCATGCGAACGAGGCGCGCAAGCGCGGGCCCCTCGGGGCCTCTTGAGCGGGCCGGGTTGTTCTGGTCCGGATGGAGGTTTCTTCCTCCGCCCGCATGGGCTGATTTCCACGGATCGGCTCCGGTCGGCCTCGCCCTGCAACGGCGGGGCCGATCTCGTTCCGCCTGTCCGCGCCTACCGGCCTGTGGTGCCGCAGGCCATCGTCCCATGATCTGATTCATGGAGGTTGATATGCAGCGTTCTGCATCCGAGGCGTTGGTGCGCCCGGCGCTTCGGGACTATCGGGCGGCTATTCTGAAAGCTTCCCGCCTTCTGCCGGGTGGCCAGCCACTCCGCGAGGATCTGGACGGACTTCGCCGCCGTGTGGCGCGGGATCATGGCGTGACGCCGGAGGATCTCGCGCGGTGGTATGACCGCCTCGGTGCCAAGGAATTGCAGCGGCTTTCGGCGGAGTGCGGTTTGTGAGGGGGCCTGCCATGTCGCCGGCGAGCATGGTGCTGGCCTACCGCATCTACATCTTCGCGGTCGACCGGGGCTGGAATTGCACCCTGCTCGAGGTTGCAGAGGCCCTGGATGTCTCGGTGCATCGGGTCACCGCCGTTGCCATCGTAAAGGGCTGGCTTCGCAAGTTCCGCGCCAGCTCGCGCGAGGTGGGGCACTCGCACCGAATGAACGGCCGGCGGGTGATCGACGGCGTGGTCATGATCGGAATGGATGGCCTAGAGGCATTGGGAGGCGTCTATGGCGAATGATCGCGCGCTGCTGTCGGCGAAGCAGGTTGAGGATCTGAACCGGGATCTGGGGCGCATCCGAGATTTGGACACGCTGGTCGAGTCCCTTTGCAAGGATGCGGCGAGGGAACACCTCCGCGAGAAATGGGGTGACGGGATTCGGACGCTGTTCGGCGGAAACCGCCTGCATCCTGCCCCGGTGTCGTCGGCGCTGGGCGTGATCGCCGCCCGGGGCATCGCGGATTGGGCCTTGGCCGAGCGGGCGGAGATTGCGAAGCGCATCTGCGGGCTGGTCGAGGTCCGGGATCCGCCGGCCATTGATCGGATGCTGCCGAGGGATGGCATGACCGGCGTCTGACGCGCCTGGCGGCCCGTGGGGCCGCTCTCGCCTGTCGACCGCCCATCCCCCTGAAAACATCGAAGATGCCGCCCAGCGCCCTCTGGGCGGCGCGGAATGGCCGGTTTGCCGAGCCGCAACCCTGATTGGAGTTCACTTGTGTCTGTCGCTCTTACGAATTGGGCATGGAGTCAGGCGGGTCTGACGTCCACCGAGAGGCTGGTGCTGCTGGCGCTGGCATGGAATTCGGCCCCGGATGCCGCGCATTGCTCGGTCGGCAATCGCCGGATCATGGAATTGACCGGGCTGAGTGACCGTGCCGTGAGGGGCGCGCTGCATGCCCTCGACGCGCATGGGCTGGTCGGGATCAATCAGCGGCGTGACCCGTGCGGCGCTCGCCTTCCGAACCTCTACAGCCTGCGCTGGGCCTGCGCATGAGCGTCGAGGCCATCACTTGGGCGTTCGACCTCGAGATTGACGACCCCATCGAGAAGTTCGTGCTGGTGGCGCTTGCCAACTATGCGGACGGCTATGGCCTGTGCTGGGTGTCGCAGGCGCGGCTGGTGCAGCGGTGCAGCTGCTCGGAGCGCAAGGTGCGCTATGCCATCCGGGCGCTGGAGGAGCGCGGCCTGATCCTGCGCTTCGAGCGCCGCCGCGACAACGGCTCGCGGAGCTCGGACGGCAGTCTGTTGGTCGGCTTTCCGGGCCGTGAAATCCCCCGGTCGCGCGAGGATCACGCGGAGTTCTCGCGACTAGATGTTGTGGCGTGGGAGGCGGTGACTACCAGCACCCGGCATGTGGTGCCGGGTGCTGCCACCCGGCACGGTGTGCCCCCACCACCCGGCACCGTGTGCCGGTCCCCCCGGCACGGTGTGCCCCCCCAGAACCACCATAGAATCCATAATATAGAATCCTTCCCCCCTACCCCCCAAAACGCAGGCGCTGAAACCAAGCCGGAGGAAAATCGCAATGAGCAAGAGCGCGGGCGGAAACGTCGCCCTGAAACTTCCGACCGCCGAGGAACCGTTGCCGGAATTCCTCGGGACGCCTGGGCTGCTGCAGCTGCGCGTGCTGATCAAGGAGGGGTTCAGTTCAAATCGCCGGCCTCTGGTTCCGGCGGAGACGGAGGTGGTGGGGAAAATGGTTGATGCCCTGCGCCTGGCGATGGTTCCGGCCAAACCCGTAGTGCTCGGCGCGCTGCTCCAGGCGTTGATGTGGCACTATCCGGCGGTGCAGCGGTCGCCGGAGGCGGCGGAATCCATCGCGGCGGACTGGCTCCGGGATCTCGGGCACCTGCCGGCGGACATCGTGGACGCGGCTTGCTGCGGGTGGCGGCGCGGGCAAAACGCTTACGCGCCGTCGCCCGGCCACCTTCTGGCGATCGGCGATCCCATCCTGACCGCGCGGCGGCACCTTCTCGCCATGGCCGAACGTCTCATTCTCCCGCCGGGGTCTGCCAAATCGGCGGCGGGGGGGCGGTCCTGATGGCGATCACCCTGCCCGAGTTGGAGGAGCGGTTCGAGGAAGCCGCCTATACCCTGAAGCATGTGCGGGTCGAGCGCGGCGCGCGCGGATATGGGTCGTCCTGGCCGGACGTTGTGCGGTCGGCCTTCACGGCTTACGGGCCCGAGGATGCCCGGCCCATGCGGATCGTGCCGAGCGCGGCCGCGATCTCGCGGATGGAGGAATGCATCGACTGGCTTCGCCTTGTCGACGGCGAGGATGCACGGATCATCTGGCTGAAAGCCGAGGGGGTGCAGTGGCGGCATATCTGCATCCGTGCCGGCTGCGTCCGGCAGACCGCGTGGCGGCGGTGGGTCGCCTCGCTGCAGACCATCGTCAACAAGGTGAACCATGCCGAGCGGCAGGCGGCGCGGGCGAAGCTGAAACTGTCCGGCGCCCGGTCGCGCGGCTGATCGGCCATTTGCGCTGGTGGGGTCCGTTTCCCCCGGTGGGGTGGAACGAGAAAAGGCCCGGCATCACGCCGGGCCTTCTTCCATTTCCGCTGGTGGGGTCTGTTTGCCTCGCCGGGGTCAGGCGTTCCTGCCGTGGTGGATGCCCATCCAGTCGGTGTCGTCATGCGGCGGATCGCCGGCGGCGAGCTCGTCGTGTTCCTTGAGGGTCTGGCGGACGGTGTCCGGGTCGATGGTCGGGTCGTCCTCGAAAGGGTCGTATCCGATCTTCGCCAGATACTCGGCCGCGAGTGCGGCCATCTCTCTCGCGATGGTGTCGAGTTTCTCTGCCGCGCTGAGAAGGACCGCAGCGGTTGCCATCGGCGTCCGAGGATCGCCGGCCACGGTCGCGGCGGCTTCGGAAATTTGCTGCATCTCTTGGATCGTGAGTCTGGTCATGGTCGTTTCTCCCGGTGGGGTGGTTTCCTACTGCCTCGGCCCCGCCGGGCGTTTGCCTCGGCGGGGTGTCCGTTTCCGCTGGTGGGGTTATCGGTCCACCGTGAAGCCGCGCGCTTCCCAATGATCTGTAGCCTTCTCCGCGAGCCGTTCCCTCTTGCGGCGCGCTGCGTCCTCGCGGCAGGGCTTGTCTGGCTTGGGCATGTTGTCGAAGGCGATCAGGTCGCCGTTGGCCCAGACTTTCGTGGTGATGAAGTTGCCGCATTCTTGCATGCGGACCTTGATGGTTTCGCCAGCCTCGGGAGCGCGTGTGTATGTCATTCCAGCGATTTCGATGCTCATGGTCTTTCCTATGGTGGGGTGGTTTTCTACTGGCGCGGCCCCGCCGGGCGTTTGCCTCGGCGGGGTGTCTGTTTCCGCTGGTGGGGTCAGATCGGCTCGTGGCCGAGCCATCGCCAGAGGGTGGCTTCCATCTCGGGCAGGCTATATCCGTCTGCGGTGCTGTAAAACTCGCCTTCCAAGTCCAACCAGTGGGTGCCGTCTGCCCGGTAGATGATCCATGCGCCGCTGTCGTAGCAGCGGATCCATTCGCGCGGCTGGCAGATGTCGGCCAGCACCGGGCCGTAGGTCGCGTCGTAATCGGCGGGCGTCATCAGCTGGACGCTGGCGCGGAATTCTTCGAGGGTCATGGTCGTTCTCTCCGGGTCGCGGGTCCGATCTGTTCGGCCCCTCCTACTGCCCCGGCCCCGCCGGGCGTTTGCCTCGGCGGGGTGCTGGTCTTTCCGCTGGTGGGGTCAGGCGGCGAGCCTGATCTCGCGGGCGATCCTGATCGCAATTCTGATTCCGCGCTTGTGGGTGGTGGCGGTCCAAGGCGCGCGGCGCATCGCGCGGCGGTGATCCTGCGCGGTGTCGAGTTCGTCGGCTATCTTTCCGCCGGTCGGGCGCTGGCGGATCAGGCTCTTGCGCAGGTTGCTGGTCCAGCGGATGCCGTCATTCCTCGCGCGGGTGAAACTCCATTCCTCGTCGTTGTGCTGCAGGTGGCGGGTGAAGCATGGGTATCCGCCATGGCTCTCGCGGAAGGCGCGCGCGTCGGCGCGGATGCTGTGGTGAAAGGCTTTCCACTCGGTGCGGTTCATGGTCGTTTTCTCCGGTTCGCGCGCCGATCTGTCTGGCGCTTCTACTGCCTCAAGCCCGCCGGGTTTCCGGCGGGCTGGGCTGTCGGTGGGTCATTCGTCGTTGCGGCAGGCCGACCATTCGACCTGTGTGGTGTCGAGCGCGCTCTCGGCGGCGCGGCAGGCGTCGAGGCTGGTCATGGGAATGGCGAAGCCTTCTCCGCTGATCAGCATCACGATGAGCAGGATCTTGGTCATGGTCGTCTCTCCGATTGTCGCGTCCGGCTGATCCGGGCGCTTCTACTGACCCGGCCCCACCGGCGTTTCCGCTGGTGGGGTGCTGGTCTTTCCGCTGGTGGGGTCAGCCGAGGAGTTCGGCTTCGATCTTGTCTTTGGCAGCGGCTCCCATGTCGGCCCAAAGTCCGCCCTCTCGTCCGAAGATCACCTCGCCTTCGGCCAATTTGGCGCTGCCGAGTTCGCCGAAAATCTCGACCACCTCGTCCTCGGTGTATGCGTGGATCTCGGTTCCGGTTTCGGGGTGTTCGAGCATCAGGTAGCGGTTCATGGTCGGTCTCTCTGGTCTGGCCCGCGCGCCGATCTGTCTGGCGCTGGCGGCGTCCGGCTTTTCCGGGCGCTTCTACTGCCGCGACCCCGTCGCGGCGGGTGCCGTGCGGGGTGGCGGGGTTTCGCGTGGTACCGGTCATCGCCTTTCGGCTGCGGCTGCGGGGTTCACGATGTCAAAGAGCGGGCCTTGCGGCGGGGTCGTCTTGGCCGAGTCGCGCTCTCTCTTGCGCCTCGCGCGGTTGGGGAGCTTGGCTCATCCCGCGCGTCTCTCCGTCTCTGTCCGTCTCCGGCGATTCGGCCTTGGCTGGTTTTCCCTGCCTGTGCAATCATCATGGCGCGTTTCGCGCCCGGTTGCAACTGGCTTTTGCCTGCTTTGCCTATGTTTTTCAATGACTTGCGTGGTTTGCTCGGGGCTTTCGGTGGGGCTGCTCGACCTGGTGCCTGCCCGCTCTCCAGGACGATGGCCCGCCTCGCGCCCGCGCGCGTTGGCGGTCTGGCGCTGCCGCATCCGTGCGCAGCTGTGGCGGTGGCGATGTGGTTCGCTGGTGGTCTGGCGGGCGCGCCTTGCGCTACTATGGGCGCGACTAGTGCAACGTCTCGGGCTATCTCTTTCGGTATGGTCGGGTCGTGGTCTGGGTCGCGGGTCCGATGCGCTTCGCGCTAGTTCTCGCGGCCACTCCGCTCAGCCCTTCGGGGTCCGATGCGAAAACGGCGCGCTTGCGGTGCGCACCCCCCCCTGCGGGTCCTCCCGGCGGTCAAACGTATACGGGTGGCATGGTCCCGCTAAAACGCTAGTGACAAAGGATTTTTATGGGTTCGCGCCTGAGTGCGCAGCTTTGGGTGCGCGGGTGCGCGCCTGTCGAAATACCAAGGGGAGAAAGCCCGCATAGTGGTCCTACCTCGAGGTGGGATCGGAGGCCTCGGGGGAAAACTCGGGGCCTTTTCAGTTTCATCGCGACGTAGGGCAGTCAGGTAGCCCGCTGGGTTCATACCCCGGAGGTCGGAGGTTCGAATCCTCCCGTCGCAACCATCTTGGAGGGATCGCCTGTATGGCTGTCACGCTGACCACGGTCACAGGTTCGATGGAGTTGCCTGATGGCACTACTCCGCGCCTTGGTCGGGTAATCTTCACTTTGACCGGATGGGCGAGGAATGCGCCGCATCTGTTTGTGAAGGGCTCGGTCGACGTTGCCGCAGGGGCAGATGGGTCCTTTTCGGTTTCCCTGCAGACAACCGATGACCTGGATGTTGAGTATGACGTGGTGTTCTCCCACCATGACACAAGTTTGAACCGAGATGTATCGACGCCTGTCGGTCGCATTCTCGTTCCAGCTTCTGGTCCTGTGACATTGGCGAGCTTGCTTCCGGTCAGGATCCCGGCCGGTGCAAAGCCAGAGGCCACCTTCAAGCGCGGTGACACCATCAACATGGGTGGCCAGTGGTTGGACGGTAATGACCGCCCGCTGGATCTGACCGGCCTGACGCTGTCCTGCGCCATGATGGGGCCGGATGGAGTCACGCGACCGCTCATGCTGATTGTGCTTGATGCCGCTGCTGGACTGACCGAGATCACGCTTGCCGCCTCGGACAGCGCCGCACTGCCGCTCGGTCTGCACCAGATCGACGTGAAGCTCAGCAGCGGCGCGCGCGTCTCTCGGACCCAGACCGGCTTCATCAACATCATCGAGGAGATCACGCCGTGAACGCGATGCTCGACAAATCCCGCCTGCTCCTCTTCACCGGCGGCACGGTGCCGGTGCCCGGAGTTTCCAGTGGAGATCTCGCAGCCGAGGTTGCCGCGCGGGAGGCTCTGGCGACGGAGGTGAGCGCCCCGGTTTCAGCAGGGCTTGTGGATGGGTCGTCGGACCCGTTTTTCAGGCGGGTGGAGTTGATCCTGGCTCCGCAGTTCGGCGCCCAAAGGTTTTTCAGGGCGCCATCCGGTCCCGGGCTGCCGCTCTACACCTATGTCCGCAATCCGGTTTTTGACGGCCGCGCGATCCGATACACCGAGGTTGGCCCGCCAGCCTATGCCGCAGGGCGACTGATCAGTTTTGCAGACCTTGGGGCGGTCGAGGGAGATCGGGTGACGATCAAGGCGCTGATCCGGTCCGAGGGGGAGAGCCGTGTGTACGCGCCCTCTCGCCAGAAGGCTGGCGACGCGCTGATCGGGGTGCAGATCAATGCGGTGCCGGAGAGTGCCACCATCGGCACGGCACCGGCGCTGTTCAGCGCCACCCACATTGTTCTGGCGGGTGGCGATGGGGTGTTCATCTATCCCTACATCCACGCCAGCGGTGGAGATCCCATTCAGATCCTCGCAATCTGGGCACATCGTGGCGAAGCTCCGGACGGACCGAATTGGCCCATTTTTGACGCCGATCCGTCCGTAGGTATGGAGGTTCTGTCGCGCCTCGGCGTGACGGAGGGCGTGGCGGAAAGTGCCATGCGCGTGGCGGCTGGCGAGACGGTCGAGGTCTATGACGCCGGCCACGCGAACCATGACAGCACATATTCCAACGCGGGCGCTGGCGCGGTCATCCCGGCTCAGGCCAGCGATCTGACGATGAACCGTGTAACCGTCTGGGGCGGGATGTCTGGGGCTGGTCGGCTGCGAGGGTATCTGATCCCGCCCGGCACCCCGGCGAGCCATGCCCCCGCAGCGGTCGGAACCCTGCTGTTTGAGGCTACCGTCAATTGGGATGTCACGGTGCGCGAGCGTTCGGTGCAACTGCCGGAGTTGGTGACTGTGCCTGCCGGACAGGAGTTGCATCTGCTCTGGGTGTCTGAGGCTGCTGCTGTGGTCAGCATCGCCCGCTGGACCACCGATGCAGGCGGATTGCGCCTGATGCGGATTTGCCTTTCCGGGGCTGGTGACGAGGTTGGTATCTGGTCCAATAGCTGGGTCAACGGATCGCCGGGCTACTGGACGGTGCCGCCCCGGCTGGAGTTGGTCAATCCGGCCAGCGCGACCGGTGTCCGGGTGCCGGTTCTGACGATCCCGGCTGTGGTTCGGGCGGTCGTCGGCACCGAGATCTGCCTTCAGTATGACAGCATCTGCTCGGCCCACAGCGTTGGGCTCGCGGGGATCAGCGGCTATTCGGTTGCGATCACCGGCGGCAAGGGGGCCAATCGTGAGCGGTTCTGGTCGCTGACCCCGGTTTCTGGCGATATCGGCAGCCATGCATTGACTGCTACCGTCCGGGATGCGGCGGGCAATGTTGTGGCCTCGAGGGTGTTCAGCCTGACAGTTGTGGCGGCCACGGCGAAGCTCTCCGCCAGGAACCTGCTGACCCTTGGCGACAGCCTGATCGCGCCCGGCACCATCACAGCCACGGCGCAGGCGAAGTTCGCAGGCCTGTCCGGCGGTGTTGTGCCAATCTTCGTCGGATCGCAAGGCGCGGCACCGGCGCAGCACGAGGGCTATGGCGGCTGGCGGTATCAGGATTTTGCGACGGCAGGCGTCACCGCCTATCGGTTAACCGTGTCGGGCGTGACAGCCGTGGCCGTGGGGGCGATCTACGCGGTTGGTGGCGTGCAATACACCGTGCGGGAGGTCGACATCACCGGCGGGGCGGGCACGATCCTTGCCACGGGGGGCAGCGCACCTGCTGCGAGCGGCACACTGGCGCGGGTGAGTGGTTCCGGTGATGCCTCGATCAGCTACAGTTCGGTCACCTCGGTTCCCGGCAATCCGTTCTGGATCGGTGGCACACTGGATGTGGCAGGGTATCGTGCTGCCAAGGGCATCGCCGCGCCGATTGATGCCGTTTTTGTCAACCTCGGCATCAATGACATGGGCCTTGGAGGCACCGGCAATATTGCGGCGATCATCGGCTACGCCAAGGCGCTGGTTGATGCCTTCCTGGCAGACAATGCGTCATGCAAGGTCATTCTCGGCCTACCACCACTGTGCGGCAATACTGCGGACGGATTTGCGGCCAACTACGGGGCTGTGGCGGCGCGCGAAGTCTATGAGGACGGCATCATCCGATTGCGCCAGGCGCTGCTGGCGGCGTTCGACAGCGGAACCTATCACGCCAACGCTGTGATCGGAGCTGCCGGCCTCGTGGTGGACCGGTACTACGGCTATGGGCGTACCACCGCTGCCGTTGCATCCCGCATCAGCGCGACCAGTGAGCGCCACAACAACGCGGTACACCCGGACACGCCGGGCTACCAGCAGATGGGGGATCAGCTCTTTGCTGAGTTGATGGCGCTGATCTGACGCAGCGCATGACAATCTGACCGAACACACCCCGCCCGCGTTCGGGCTTTTCAATGCGCAGGAGGCGCTATGACGGATCTCGTAATCGAGATGGTTCCGCCGTCTCGGCTGGCACCTTATGCGCGGAACGCTAGGACGCACTCTGCGGATCAGGTGGCGCAGATCGCGGCCAGCATCGTGGAGTTCGGGTTCACCAATCCCATTCTGGTGGACAAGGAGTTCGGGATCATCGCTGGCCACGGTCGGTTGATGGCGGCGCAGCGGCTGGAGCTCGACGCGGTTCCGGTCATCATGCTCGAGCATCTGTCGGATGCGCAGCGCCGGGCGCTGATCATTGCCGACAACAAGATCGCCGAGAATGCCGGCTGGGACGAGGATCTGCTGCGCGAGGAATTGGCCGCGCTGCGCCTCGAGGCGTTCGACCTGGATGTGCTGGGCTTCTCGGGGTCGGAGTTGGATGACCTTCTGTCCGGTCTGGACGGTCTGGAGGAAACTCCGCCACCGGCGCTCGGCGACCCCGATTTCGTGCCGGAGCCGCCGAAGGCGAATCCGGTCAGCCGCCGCGGCGATATCTGGTTGCTCGGGCCGCATCGGGTGATCTGCGGCGACAGCACGTCGCGGGGCGATGTTGAGGCGCTCTGCGAGGGATCGATGGTCGACGCCTGCTGGACGGACCCGCCCTATAACGTCAACTACGAGGGCACGGCCGGAAAGATCCAGAACGACAACATGGAGGCTGCGGCCTTCCGCAAGTTTCTGTGCGAGGCGTTCTCGGCCGCCTTCGGCGTGATGCGGGCTGGCGCTCCGATCTATGTGGCGCATGCCGACACCGAGGGCCTGAATTTCCGGGCGGCGTTCCGCGATGCCGGGTTCAAGTTGTCGGGCTGTCTGGTTTGGGTCAAGCCGTCGCTGGTGCTGGGCCGGTCGGACTATCAGTGGCGGCATGAGCCGATCCTCTATGGCTGGAAGCCGGGCGCCGCCCATTCGTGGTTAGGGGCCCGCAACAAGACCACGGTGTTCGAGGGCGCGCGGCCGCCGGTTCGGGTGATGTCGGATGGCTCGGTGCAGATCGACGTGGGCGGCGAGGTCTATTCGCTGCGCGGCGAAAACATGACCATCGAGACGCATGAGGGCAGCGTCATCTGGCATGAGAAGCCCGCCAAGAACGGCGAGCATCCGACCATGAAGCCGGTGGGGCTGATCCTCGAGATGCTGGAGAACAGCACCCAGAAGGGTGCGGTGGTGCTGGACGTGTTCGGCGGCTCGGGTTCGACCCTGATCGCCTGCCACAAAGCGGGTCGGGTCGCCCGGCTGGTCGAGTTGGACGAGAAGTTCGCGGATGTCATCGTGGAGCGGTGGCAGGCTTACACCGGCCTCGAGGCGCGGCGCGAGCGGGATGGCGTCACCTTCGCGCAAGCGAAGGAGGCGAAGCGGGCGGCATGAAGCGGTTTCGTGTGGTTCGGTTGTCGCTCGCGGAGGCGAACGCATTCGTGTCCGAGCATCACCGGCACCACGGACCTGTGGTCGGCCACATATTCTCGCTTGGTGCAGCCGAGGCGGGCACGGTCTGCGGGGTGGTGATTGTGGGCAGGCCGGTGTCGCGGATCCGCGATGATGGCGCAACCGCCGAGGTGACGCGGCTTTGCACCAACGGAGCGAAGGACGCCTGCTCCTTCCTCTATGGTGCAACTGCGCGAGCCGCCTTCGCTCTCGGCTTCGAGCGGATCGGGACTTACATCATGGCCTCGGAGTCCGGGGTTTCGCTCGCGGCGTCGAACTGGCGATTGATCGGGTCGACCCGAGGGCGGTCTTGGTCGTGCCCTTCTCGGCCCCGGGTGGACGTGCATCCGTTGCAGGACAAGCTGCTTTTCGAGGCCCGGCGATGAAGAAGCCGGTCGATCGTCCGCGCGCGCTGCGCTTCCAGACCGGGGGCGTCCGGCGGGTGATCCACCGGACGGAGACTGCCATGGAGGTCATCGGGCCCCTGCGGCGCGGCGACCGGGTGACCGGGCTGACCGCCGGGCAATTCTCGGCGATCGACGCCATGGAGCATATGGTGGACGAGCTCGGGCCGGCGGATGTTCGGGTGTCGACCTGGACGACCGGGCTTTATGACGTGCATCGGGCGCGCGAGATCAAGCTCGAGGGCCGGATCAAGTCGGTGCGGATGCTGCTGGACCGGGGCACGTTCGAGAAGTCGCCCAAGTTCGCCGGGCCGCTGATCGACGCGCTCGGGATCGAGGCTTTCCGCTGCCTGTCGGTTCACGCCAAGGTGGTGATTGTCTCGGGCGAGCGTGGCGCGGCCGTCATGCGCTCGAGCATGAACCTGAATAAGAACCTGCGGACGGAGCAGTTCGATATCGACGTCTGCGACGAGGTCGCGCGCTTCTATACCGACTGGTTCGATGCGCTCTGGGAAGAGTCGGGGCGCAGCCTCGACAATCAGGCAATCATCAAGGCGGTCTATGATCGCTTCACCACCGGGAACGAAAGCAAGGACGGGCCGGTCGCGGCCCGGCCGCCGCGCCAGCGGCAGGAGCGCGCCCGCAGCGGCGCGACCCGGCTGGAGAATGTGAGCATGTCGCAGGAGGAATTTCTGCGGATGCTGGGTGACTGAATTGTGGGGAAATCCCACAGTTCCCGGCTGCGCCTCGCGCGGTCGGGTCTGAGAGGGGGACGGGGACGCAGGGCCCTGCCCCCTCGATCAAACTGAAAACGAGGGATCGGAATGGGGCTGTCGCGCCGCAAATACGCGGAATACCGCGGCGTGAGCGAGTCTGCGGTGCGAAAGGCCATCGCTTCGGGACGGATCACGCCGGAGGAGGATGGGACGATCGATCCGCTGCGCGCGGATGCCGAGTGGGATTCCTCGACCGACCCGGCCAAGCAGCGCGGCAAGCATGCCGTCGCCTCGGGTGTGAAATCGGCGGCCGCCACGGCGCGGGCGAAGTCTGCGGAAATGAGGCCGGTTCCAAAGGCGGCGCTGGACTCGGTGAACGAGACGCTGACCGAGGCTGGCGAGCATGGGCCGGCGGATGTTCCCGGCTCCGATGGCGGGGAGATTTCCTTCGTCAAGGCGAAGATGGCGAACGAGGTTTTGAAGGCGCAGACCGCGAAGGTGCGGCTGCAGAAGATGAAGGGGGAGCTTGTCGACCGGCCGAGGGCCGAGATTGACGTGTTCGCGCTGGGTCGGCGCGAGCGGGATGCATGGATCAACTGGCCTGCCCGGGTGGCGGCGAACATGGCGGCTGAAATGGGGATTGATGCGCATACGGTCGAGGTGACGCTCGACAAGTATCTGCGTCAGCACCTGATGGAGTTGGCCGAGATCCGCATCGAGTTGCGGTAATGGCCGAGGACGAGGCCTATCTCGGCGCGGAGGCCATCCGTCGCGCCTGGCTGCGCGGTCTTGCTCCCGATCCGGTTCTGACCGTGTCGGAGTGGTCGGATCGGTTTCGGTATCTGTCGTCTCGGGCAGCCTCGGAGCCGGGCCTATACCGGACGGATCGGACGCCTTACATGCGGGCGATCATGGACGCGCTGTCGCCCAGCAATCCGGCCAGCCGCGTGGTGTTTATGAAGTCGGCCCAGGTCGGGGCGACCGAGGTCGGCAATAACTGGATCGGCTTCTGCGTTCACCGGGTGCCCGCTCCGTTTCTGGCGGTGCAGCCGACCGTGGACATGGCGAAGCGTCTATCGCAGCAGCGGCTCGATCCGCTGTTCGAGGACAGCCCGGTTCTGCGGGAGTTGATCACGCCGAACCGGACGCGGGACTCGGGCAACACGATCCTGTCGAAGCGGTTCAAGGGCGGGGTTCTGATCCTGACCGGGGCGAACAGCGCGGTCGGCCTGCGGTCGATGCCGGCGCGGTTCGTCTTTCTGGACGAGGTCGACGCCTACCCGGAGGGGGTGGACGAGGAAGGCGATCCTATCGCGCTGGCCGAAGCGCGGACGATCACCTTCGGCCACCGCAAGAAGCTGTTTCTCGCCTCGACGCCGACGATCAAGGGCCGGTCGAGGATCGAGAAGGAATACGAGGCGAGCGACCAGCAGCGGTATTTCGTGCCCTGCCCGCATTGCGGCGGTCTGCAGCATCTCGAGTTCGAGCGGCTGCGGTGGGATCGTGGGCGGCCAGAGACGGTCGCTTACATCTGCACCCATTGCGAGGAGCGGATCGAAGAGCGGCACAAGACGTCATTCCTCTCGGAGGCGAACGGGGCCTGCTGGATGGCGACGGCGCCCGAGGATCGGGTGGACGAGGCGCGGCGGCGCGGGCTGGTGGGCTACCACATCAACGGCCTCTACTCGCCGCTCGGCTGGATGTCGTGGGTCGATATGGCGCGCGGCTGGGAGTTGGCGCAGGGCGACGATGCCGCGCTGCAGGTGTTCAAGAACACCAAGCTGGGCGAAACCTGGCAGCTGAAAGGCGAGGCTCCCGAATGGGAGCGGCTCTACGAGCGTCGGGAGCAGTTCCCCATCGGGCAGGTTCCGGGGCGCGGGCTGATCCTGACGGCCGGGGTCGACGTGCAGCGCGACCGGATCGAGGCCAGCATCTGGGCTTGGGGTCGCGGCCTCGAGTCCTGGCTGGTCGAGCATATCGTCCTCTACGGCAAGCCCGGCGAGGCCGAGGTCTGGGAGAAGCTGACCGAGGTTCTGGGGCGGACATGGCCGCACGAATCCGGGGTGCAGATGACGCTGGCGCGGCTCTGCATCGACACGGGCGACGGCGAGTTCACGAACGAGGTCTATGCCTGGTGCCGGGCCTCGGGTGTCGGTCAGGTCAGCGCCGTAAAGGGCGTTGGCGGTTTCGACCGGAACACGCCGGTCGACGGGCCGACGAAGGTCGATGTGTCCATTGCGGGCAAGAAGCTGCGGCGCGGCGTCAACCTCTGGAAGGTGACCGGCGCGGTGTTCAAGTCCGAGACATACCGCTGGGCGCGGCTGAATGCGCCCACGGACGAGGAGATGGAAGAAGGGGGCCGGCATCCGCCGGGCTTCATCCACCTGCCGCTGGGGACGACTGCGGAATGGGTCAAGCAGCTGACCGCCGAGCAGCTGATGACCATCAAGGACCGCAAGGGCTTTTCCAAGCTGGAATGGCACAAGGTCCGGGATCGGAACGAGGCTCTCGACTGCCGGGTCTATGCCCGGGCGGCCACCTGGATCTTGGGAATGGATCGCTGGGACGATGCCCGCTGGGCATCGCTCGAGGGGCAGTTGCGACTGCCTGAATCGGAGAATGCGAAGCCGAAGCCTGCCGGTCGTCCGGTGGTGGCTGCGGCCAAGCGGCGGCGCTCTTACGCGTCGAATTATGTGGGGTGAAACCATGACGGTCGAACAGATGAAGGCGCAGCTGGACAAGCTGCGTCTCGCTCGCTTTTCCGGCTCGCGCGAGGTGCGCTTTTCGGATGGGCGCAGCGTTCGCTATGGGTCGGATGCGGAGTATGCGTCGGCCATCTCGGCTCTCGAGAAGAATATCGCGGATGCAGAGGCGAAGAATGCCGGTCGTCGTCGCAGCCGCGTGATCCGCCCCTATGCCGTGAAGGATCTTTGACATGGGGGCGCTGACCACCTTCCGCCGCCGGGTCGGTGCCTGGCTGGGCGGGTTCGAGGGTGCGGCCGGGCATCGCCGGTTGCGCGGGTTCACTCCGTCGCGGGCGCATGTGAACGTCCTTCTGGCGCAGGCCGGGCGCGAGATGGGCGCGCGGGCGCGGTTCCTCGTCCGCAATAACGGCTATGCCTCGAATGCGGCCGAGTCCTGGGCTGCAAACTCGGTCGGCGACGGGATCAAGCCGCAGTCGCTGATCAAGTCGGCCAAGGCGAAGGAGAAGCTGCACAAGCTGTTCCTCGCGTGGACCGACGAGGCCGATGCCGAGGGGCTGACCGACTTCTACGGGATCCAGCGGCGCATCTCGCGCGAGATGTTCATCGCTGGCGAGTGCTTCGTCCGGTTCCGTGCCCGGCGGACCGAGGATGGCCTCACCGTGCCGTTCCAGCTGCAGGTTCTGCCCTCGGAAATGCTGCCGATGGAGAAGAACGAGGATCTGGGCGGCGGGGAAATCCGCCAGGGGATCGAGTTCGACGCGCTCGGTCGCCGGGTCGCCTATCACTTCTTCCGCCGCCATCCGGCGGATGTCGCGGCGCGGGCGACGGCGGTCATCGGCGAGTTGGTTCGGGTTCCGGCCGACGAGGTGGTGCATCTGGTCGATGCGGCCGAGCCCGGGCAGATCAGGGGCGTGTCGCGGTTCTCGGCCGCGATCGTCAAGATGTTCCTGCTCGACCAGTATGACGATGCCGAGCTCGACCGGAAAAAGGTTGCCGCGCTCTATGCGTTGTTCGTCACCTCTGCTCTTGGCGAGGACATGGTGCCGCCCGAGACCGGCGATGGCGATGGGCGGTCGCCGGTCGAGGAGGACATGCTGCAGCTTTCCCCCGGGGCGATCCTGCGCCTCGAGCCGGGCGAGGATGTGAAGCCCACGGACCCGGCCGAGTCCGGCTCTACCTATGAGCCGTTCCAGTATCGGACGCTGCTGCAGGTCTGCGCCGCGCTCGGCATGCCCTATGCCTTCGTGACGGGCGATATCAACAAGGCGAATTTCTCGAACGCCCGCCTGATGCTGATGGAGTTCCGCCGCCGGGTCGCGGCCTTCCAGCACAGTGTTCTGGTGTTCCAGTTCTGCCGTCCGGTCTGGCAGCGGTTCATGGATCTGGCGGTGCTGTCGGGCGCGCTGGCGCTGCCCTCCTACGAGCGCCGCCGCCGCGAGTATCTGGCCTGCCAATGGCTCCCGCCGCGGTGGGATTGGGTCGATCCGCAGAAGGATATCAACGCGGAGATCCTGCAGATCGAGGCGGGCCTGAAATCCCGCAGCTTGGCGATTTCCGAGCGCGGCTATGACGCGGAGGCGATGGACGAGCAAATCGCCGAGGATCGCAAGCGCGAGAAGAAGCTGGGGCTGACCTTCGCGCGCGGCGCGAACCAGCCGCCGCCCGGCTCTCCGGCTCCTGCCGGGGAAACGGAGGATGATGACCGGGAAGAACGGCGGGAAGCTGGCCCGCAGGAAGGCGAGGAAGAATGACCCGCTATGCGCAAATCATGCAGCGCGCGTTCAACACGCCGCTGCTGGTCGAGCCTGCCAAGGCGCAGGCGTTTCTGGTCGGGCTCGGTGCCCGGGTTCTGGGTGGCCAGCTCGTGCTGCCCTCCTTCGACGGGGACTCGGGTCGGCTCGAGCGCGCGGGCCGCGTCGGGCCGCGCATGTCGATCCTCGAGGGCGATGTCGGCCGCCGTCGGCGCGAGCGCGGCGCGAGCCTCTATCCGGTCGTTGGGGGCATCGCGGTGATCGACGTCACCGGGACGATGGTTCATCGCGGGTCGTGGATCGGCGAGTCCTCGGGGGCCACCTCCTACGAGGGGCTGATGGCGCAGTTCGATGCGGTGGAGAGCGACCCTGCGGCTCTGGGTGTGGCGGTCGAGATCGACACCTATGGCGGTGAAGTCTCGGGATGCTTCGACCTGGCCGACCGCATCCGCCAGCTGCGCGCGAAAAAGCCGGTATGGGCCTTCGTCGCGGAGTCGGCCTTTTCGGCAGGCTATGCCATCGCCTCGCAGGCGGATCGCATCATCCTGCCGCGCACCGGCGAGGTCGGCTCCATCGGTGTTCTGTCGATGCATGTCGACTACAGCCAGCAGCTGGCGGACGAGGGTGTCGCGGTCACGCTGATCCATGCCGGTTCGCACAAGGTCGACGGAAACCCGTTCGAGCCGCTGCCCGAGGAGGTCCGCGCCGAATGGCAGGACCGGGCCGATCATCTGCGGAACCTCTTTGCCGAGACCGTTGCAGCCGGGCGCGGGTCGCGTCTGTCGGCGCAGGCGGCTATGGCGACCGAGGCCCGCTGTTTCATGGGGGCGGAGGCTGTTGCCGCCGGCCTCGCCGACGAGGTGTCCGACCTTCGGGCGGCCTTCGCGGCCTTCGGCGCGCAGGTGAATGGCCGCGCGCCCGCCATCGTTCTTGGCGCCGTGGCGGGCGCAGATGCAAAGGAGACAATCATGTCGAATCCAGCCAACCCCGGCACCACTGCCGAAACCACCGCCCCGGCGGAGGAGGAAGTCACCACGGCGCTGCCGACCGAGACGGTCGAAGAGCCGCCGGCCAATCCCGCGCCGGACGAGGCTTCCGTCTCGATCCCGGTGGCGCAGGCCACGGCGCTTGCCGAGGTTGCCGCGCAGGCGTCCGCTCTGGGCGTGAAGGTGGATCTGGCGGCCGCGTTCAAGGCGGGCACCTCGGCGGATGCGCTGCGCGCCTCGGTCATGTCGCAGCTGGCGGCCAAGTCCGACCAGACGGCTGTCACGGTCACCCATCCGGTCAAGACGAGCGGCGAGAGTCCCATCGTCGCGGCCGCCAAGAAGTCCGCTGCCGCGCAGGTGGCGGCGCAGACCGCCCGCAACTGACCCACCGCCGGTCGGCGGCGTTCAACCCTGAAACCTGAAAGGAGAACAGCGATGCCCTCGCTGACCAAAGGCCCCACCGTGGGCGATCTGCTGAAGTTCGATCTCGACAAGAATTACACCCATGAGGTCGTCACCCTGGCGTCCGGCACTGCCTACAAGCAGGGCGCTGTTCTGGGTCAGATCACCGCCTCGGGCAAGTTCACCATGGCGACCGCGACCGGATCGACCGGCGAGGAATCTGCCGCAGCGGTTCTGCTCGCCGATGTCGATGCCTCGTCCGCCGATGCGGCCGGTGTCGTCATCAAGCGGGGCCCGGCCATCCTGTCGCGCGCCGCGCTGGTGTTCGGCTCGACGGTCGATAATGACACCAAGCGCAACGCCAAGATCGCGGACCTGACCGCGCTCGGCATCGTCACCCGCACCACCGCCTGATCGGCGCGGCTGGTCCGCGCCCTTCCTTTCGCCGCCTCGATCCTCGGACGGCGCTTTCCCCAAAATCAAAGGAGACAGCTATGTCTGTCATGCGCAACCCGTTTGACGCGGGTGGGTATTCGCTTGCCGAAATGACGGAGGCGATCAACATCCTGCCGAACCTCTACACCCGTCTGGGCCAGTTGGGCCTGTTCGAGTTCGAGGGTGTTTCGCAGCGTTCGGTCATCATCGAGTCGTTCGAGGGTGTCCTGTCGCTTCTGCCCTCGGTGTCGTGGGATGGCCCGGCCACTGTCGCCGGCCGCGAGAACCGCGTCATGCGGTCCTTCGCCCTGCCGCACATCCCGCATGATGATGTGATCCGTCCGGGCGATATCCAGGGCCAGCCGGCTCTGGGGTCGAACCAGCCCGACACGCTGGCGGCGGTGATGAACCGCAAGCTCATGTTGATCCGGCGCAAGCATGCGGCGACCCGGGAATACATGGAGGTCAACGCCCTGCGCGGCATCGTCAAGGACGGCGCCGGCACCACCCTCTACAACTACTTCACCGAGTTCGGGGTGGCGCAGCAGGCGGTGGACTTCGTGCTGGGCACGGCAACCACGGATGTGCAGGCCAAGGCCCGCGAGGTCACGGCGAAAACCGAGGACGAGCTCAAGGGCGAGACCATGACCTCGGTCCATGTTCTCGCGTCGTCGGGCTTCATGGACAAGCTGCTGGCACACAAGAACGTGCGCGAGGCGTATCAGTTCTATCAGGCCGGGCTGCAGCCCCTGCGCGAGAACGTGGTTCGCCGCTTCCCGTTCATGGGCCTGATGTTCGAGGAATACCGCGGCAGCGTCACGCTGTTCGGCGGTGCGACCGAGTCCCTGATCCCGGCCGGCGAGGCCATCGCCTTCCCGCTCGGCACCATGGACACCTTCAAGACCTATGGTGCCCCGGCGAACCTGCTGGAGACGGTCAATACCATCGGCCAGCCGATCTATGCCCGTCAGGCGCTGGATTTGAAGGGCCGCTGGATCGACATCATGTCGGAGGCGAACATCCTGCCGCTGAACAAGCGGCCGCGTCTCGCCATCCGGCTGCACTCGTCCAACTGACGGGGTTCGCCTCGCGCTGTCCTCCCTCGGCGCGGGGCGCTGATCATGCTTCGGGTGTCGAAGCATGGTCTGCGGCCATTCTGCTGACCCCGGCAGAGTGGCCGCTCTTTTTTCCAACCGGAGTCCCACCCGATGAGCGCCTTTGCCGCTGCCAATGACATGCTGTTCGAGGATCAGAACCTTTCGGTCGCGGCGCTCTGGAAGGACGGCGGTGCCGGTGCTGGCCTCGACGTGCGGATCGTCATCAGCGCGCCCGACCGCGAGATCGACTGGCGCGAGACGCGGCTGGTGACCGGCACGGTCATCATCGAGGTTCGTTCGTCGGAGGTGGCGGAGGTGTCCATGGGCGACACCTTCACGGTCGGCTCGACGGTCTATGCCGTCAACGGCGATCCCAAACTTGACGACCAGCATCTGACCTGGCGGGCCGAGGCTTCGTGATGCGGGTTTCGTTCGAGCTCGACGCCTCCATTGCTGGCATCGCCGAGCAGGAAATCCGGGCGGCCGAGCGCGCGGTGACCGGCGGCGTTCGCGAGGTCGGCGGTCTGATCAAGAAGTCATGGCGGGGGCAGGTTACTTCCTCCGGCCTCGGGCAGCGGCTGGCAAACGCAATCCGTCAGCGGGACTATCCCTCGGGCGGCGAGTCCATTGGTGCGGCCTCGCTGGTCTATGCCCAGCCGAACCGCAAGAAGAGCGCCAGCGCCGCCGATCTGGTCGACGTGTTCGACCGGGGTGCGCTGATCACTCGCCGGGCCGTCGATGCCGATCATCTCGGCGTCTATCTCGCCATTCCGCTTCCGGCGGCTGGCCCGGTGGCGGCCTCGTTCCGGCGTGGCCGGTTGACGCCCGGGCAGTGGGAGCAGCGCACCGGGCGGCGCTTGCGGTTCGTCTATCGTCGCGGCCAGCCCTCGTTGCTGGTCGATGATGGGACGCCGGCGGCTGGCAACCCGTTGATGTCGCGGATGCGGCGCGGGAGCCACAAGGCGGTTCGGATCAAGACGTTCAAGAACAAGACGGTGCCGATGTTCCTGCTGGTGCCGCAGGTGAAGCTGCGCAAGCGGCTGAATCTGGATGAGGCGGTGCGGGCGGGGAATGCCCGGCTCGCCGCTGCCGTGCTGCAGCGCTGGAAATAGGAGGGGGCCTTGGCCGAGAGCAAATCCGAGAAGGTGTTGAAGAAGCTGCACGATGTCCTGACTGCGGGCCTCTCCGGCGTGACGGTCAAGCGCAACGAGGCGGTTCCTCTGAAAATACCGGCCGCTGGTCTGGTCATCCTTCGGGATGGTGACCCCGGCGAGGCCGATTTCATTCATTCGCCGCCGACCTGGCTCTACGAGCATCGGGCCGAGGTCGAGGTGTTCGTGGATCTCGCATCCGCATCCGCGCGGGATTCCACCTTCGACGGCATCAAGACGAAGATCGCCGAGGCGCTGGCGAACAATCGGACGCTGGACGGGCTGGTCGACTATGCGGTCGGCGAGGCTCCGGCCCCGCTCGAGTTGTCCGCCGAGGGTGCGCCGGGGATCAAGGCGGCGGCGATCATCGTCCTGCTGCCTTACGACACTTCCGACCCGCTGGCTTGATCAAGCGGCGCTTCACCATGGCCCTGCGGGGCCGATCCAACGAAAGGAACACTGATCATGGCACGGGCACAAGGTGCGCGGGCGCAGATGGCGCTTGGCTTTGAGACTGTCTACGGGACGCCGCCGGCCGCGTCCGATTTCTGGAAGATGCCGTTTGCCAGTTCCAACCTCGGGGCGGAGCAGCCGCTGCTGTCGTCGGAGCTTCTGGGCTATGGCCGCGACCCGCTGCCGCCGGTCAAGGACGCGATCACGGCGGATGGTGACGTGGTCATTCCCATTGACGCGCGGTTCTTCGGCATCTGGCTGAAGGCGCTTTTCGGGCAGCCGACAACGACTGAGGATACCGGCGTTTTCACCCATGTCTATCAGTCGGGCGGCTGGACGCTGCCCAGCTTCGCCGTCGAGATTGGCATGCCGGAGGTGCCCTATTTCTCGATGGTCGCCGGCTGTGTGGCAAACTCGATTTCCTGGACGATGAACCGCTCGGGCCTGATCACGGCCACGGTCAATGTCATCGCGCAGGGCGAGGCGGTAGGCACCACTTCGTCTGCCGGAACGCTGGCCGAGTTGGCCCTCGCCCGGTTCGGTGCCTTCAATGGCGCGGTAAAGCGCAACGGGGCGCTTCTGGGCAACATCACCTCGGCCGAGGTCACCTATTCCAACAACCTCGACCGGATCGAGACCATCCGCGACGATGGCAAGATCGACGGCGCCGACCCTTCGATTGCGGCGCTGACCGGCACGATCAACGTCCGCTTCGCGAACACTGATCTGCTCGATCAGGCGGTCGATGGCGACCCCTGCGAGTTGGAGTTCTCCTACGGCACCAGCGCGACCAGCAAGGTCACGCTGACCGCGCATGCGGTCTATTTGCCGAAGCCGAAGGTCGCGCTGGAAGGCCCCGCCGGGGTCCAGTTGCCCTTCGCCTGGCAGGCCGCGAAGGGCGCGTCTCCGGCGCGCATGTGCACGGTCGAGTTGGTCAACGACCAGGCCTCCTACAACAACCCCTGACCCATAAGGACTTTTCCATGATCCGACTGAGTATGAAGGCCGAGCCGCGCTGGCTCGAGCTTGTTCCCGGTGTTCGCTGGCTGCTGTCGCCCTGTTCCTCGACCGTCATGGGCAAGGCCCGCGATTCCGAGCAGGTGCAGGATCTGTTCAAGGACGGCGCGGAGCCGTCCGAGACGGATGTGTCGCTCGCCATGGCGAAGGCCATTGCCGAGTTGACGCTTGTCGAATGGGAGGGGGTCTGCGACGAGCGGGACAAGCCTCTGGCGGTCACGCCGGAGGCCATCTCGGCCGCGCTCGACGTGTTTCCGCTGTTTCAGGCGTTCCAGACCCAGCATGTCGCCGCTGGTCTGTTGCTGGTCGAAGAAAAAAACGGCTACGCGCCCTCGCCGACTGGCACTTCGGCGGCGGCGGGGAATACTGCGCGGCCTGCCCGTCGCTCTGTGAAGAGTGCCCCCGCAAAATCCACCAGCCGCAAACGCTAGACGGGGCGGAGTGCTGGGACCTGGCGCTGAAGGTGCAGCATCAGGTCCGGGGCGGTTTCGGGTCCATCCTCGGATGGGATCTCGGGACCGGCCTCTCCCTCGCCTCTGCGCTGGGGATGAATACCTTTGTCGTCGCCGATCTGCTGCCTGCCATCGAGGCGGTGGCAATCCGAAAAATCAACGAGCAGTTGGAGGCGTCTCGCAATGAGTGAGCGCAAGGTATCGCTCCGCGTCTCCGCGGTCGGCGGTGAAAAGCTGAAGGCGGAGCTTCGCTCGATCGGCAAAGAGGGTCATCATGCCCTCACGCTGATCGAGGGGGGCGGTCCCGGCGCGAGCCGTGGCCTGTCCGCCACCAGCGCCGCCGCCGACGAGTTGATGGGGCGGCTGACCCGTCTGTCCGCACAAGCGGCGCAGGCAGCGGCCAACATGAACACGGTTGGCGGCTCGGGCGCATCGGTGCTGGAGCGCGTGAACAATGCCACGGGCGTCTCCGGTCGTGTCTCTCGGGATGCCGAGGACATCGACGCCTATGGCCGGGCGCTGGACGAAATCCGCGCCAAGATGAATCCGCTCTTTGCCGAGATGCAGCGGCATCGGGGCGCGATCGGCGATATCGATCAGGCCTGGCGTGTCGGCGCGATCACCCTGGACGAGTGGGTGTCTGCGACCCGGCGGGAGGAGGCCGCGAACAAGGATGCTGCGGTCGCGATCCGGCTGCGGCAGGCAGCGTTCGAGAATTTCGTCAACACTGGGCTGCGGGATGCGATCAACGAGATCACCGGTGTTACCGGAGTTCTCGCCCGCTCGGTCGAGGACATGGATGCGTTCGGTCGCGCCATGGATGACGCCCGGGCCAAGTTCGCGCCGCTCTATGCCCAGACCCGCCAGCATGGCGAGGCGATGCAGGAGATGCAGCGGCTGTATCGGGCGGGCATCCTTACCGAGGACGAATACACGGCTGCGGTCAAGCGTGAGGCGGCTGCGCATGGTCAGGCCATGGGAGCGATCCGCGCGCGGCAGGCGGCTCTGGCAAACCTGATCGACACGAGCCTCCGCGACAAGATCAACAGCAACATGGGGATCGGGGGGGATGCGGCGCGCAGCGCCGAGGACATCGCGGCCTATGGCCGGGCGCTGGACGAGACGCGGGCCAAGTATAATCCGATGTATGCCGCCATCTCGAAGTATCGGGCCGAGCTCGCGGCGGTGAAGGCTGCGCATGCGGCTGGTTCCATCTCGGCGGATGAGATGACGGCGGCGATTTCCCGACTGCGTCAGGCGTCTCTGCGGGATATCGGCATCATCAAGGGACGGGTGCAGGGCTATCAGGCCATGGAGAAGGGCGCCGGGATGGCGCGCTTCCAGATGGTCCAGCTGGGCTACCAGTTGAACGATATCGGCGTGTCTCTGGCGGGCGGTCAAAACCCCCTGCTCGTGCTGGTCCAGCAGGGTGCGCAGATCCAGCAGATCTATGGCAACGGTCAAGGCGGTGTGCAGGGCATGTTCCGGCACATTGGCCAGATGGTTACGGGGCTGGTGACGAAGTTCTGGCCGCTGGTGGCGGTCGCGGCGCTGTTCGGCGGCGCTGTGGCTGGCATGACGTCCGAGATCAACAAGACGTCGAAGGTCACCGTAAAGTTTCAGGACACGGCTCTGGCGGTGTTTCAGGTGGTCGGCGCGGGGATCTGGAAGTTCATCAAGCCGGCGGTGGATGCCATTGCGCCGTGGTTCCAGACCGCGTGGGATGCTGTGTCCGCAGGGGTCAAGTGGCTCGGCAACGTGCAGGTCAATACCTTCCGCACGATCGTCGAGGCGGTAAAGATGGTGCCGCAGGTTGCCTCGGCTGAGTTCACGCGGATTATGGAGATCGGCAGGGCCGCGTATGACGGCATCACGGCCATCTGGGGTGCTCTGCCCTCTGCCATCGGTGACTTTGTGTTCGGTGCTGCGGATTCGATGGTTAAGGGCATCGAGACGATGCTGAATGCCGCTGTCGATCGGATCAACAGTTTCATCGACAAAATAAACGGCGTTCTGGCGGGCATGCCTGAATGGGCGAAAGATCGGCTCGGCGGTGGGCAGATCGGGCGCTTGGATTCGGTGAACCTTCCGGGTGTCACCAATCCTTACCGCGGTGGGGTCGCCGCGGCGCAGGCGGCTTATGACAAGGCGGCGGCAGCGATTGCGGGAGCGGCAACGGCTGACAACAAAGCTTGGTCGGACTTCAAAGGGCGCGCAGGCGAGATCTGGGACTCGGACCCCATGTCTGAATTCTTCGATGCTGTCTCGGAGCAGGCGAAGAAGAACGCTCTCGCTCGCGAGGCGAAGGAGAATAAGAACAAGGGCGGTGGCAAGTCCGAGAAGGACGAGGTCGAGGAATTGATTGCGGCGCTGCAGCGCGAAATGATGGTGCTGCGCGAGACCGACCCCATCAAGCAGAAGATGCTGGAGTATTCCAAGCAGCTTGCCGGGGCGACCGACGAGCAGCGCCGTCAGGTTGAGGCTCTGGTGGTCGCGCTCGACAAAGAGCGCAACGGCTGGGCGGCCATCCCTCGGGCGCTGAAAACCTATGCCGAGGAAGCGAAGCGGTTTGGCGACGATATCGGTGCCGCGCTGGTCAACGCCTTTGACAGCGCCACGGATGCGCTGGTCGATTTCATCAAGACCGGCAAGTTCTCCTTTAGCGACCTGGCGACGTCGATCATCGCGGATCTGGCGCGGATCGCGATCAAGTCCTTCATTATGGGGCCCATCGCCGGCGCGCTGGGCAACATGCTGCCGGGCAAGATCGGCGCGGCGTTCACCAAGGCGTTCGTGCAGCACACCGGCGGCGCGGCTGGTTCCGGTCCTATGCGGGAGGTCAGCGCGGCAAACTTCGTCAATGCGCCGCGCCTGCACAATGGCATGGGTGATCTGCGGGCGGACGAGTTCGCGGCTGTCCTGCAGCGCGGCGAGCGCGTGTTGAACCGGCGCGAGACCAAGGAATACGAGGCGGGCCGGTTTGGCGGCTCGGCTCCGATCATCAACTTCAACGGGGTGCGGGACGTGCAGAGTTTCCGGCAGTCGCGGACGCAGATCGCGGCTGATCTTTCGCGCGCCATCAGCATGGCAAAGAGGGCCTGACCATGGCGTTTCACGAGGTCAGGTTCCCTGACAACATCAGCCGGGGCGCGCGCGGCGGCCCGCGCCGGCTGACACAGGTGGTCGAGCTCGGTTCGGGCGACGAGGAGCGCAACAGTTCGTGGGCCAATTCGCGGCGCGTCTATGACGTGTCCTTCGGCATCCGAAACGCGAACGACCTGGCTGGGGTGGTCGCGTTTTTCGAGGCGCGGGCGGCGCGGCTCTACGGGTTCCGCTTCAAGGATTGGGCCGACTACAAGTCCTGCCTGCCCATGAGCATCTCGCATCCGCTCGATCAGCCTGTCGGCACCGGGAATGGCACCGAGACGGAGTTCCAGTTGCGCAAGGTCTATGCGTCTGGGGCGCAGTCCTGGACTCGGGCCATCACGAAGCCTGTTGGCGGAACGGTTCGGGTCGCGGTCAACGGCTCCGAGGTCAAGACCGGCTGGTCGGTCAATCTCAGCACCGGGATCATCACCTTCGCGTCCGCGCCCGGCTCGGGCGCTGTCATCACGGCAGGGTTCCAGTTCGACGTGCCGGTGCGGTTCGACACCGACCAGTTGGACACGACGCTCGATATCGAGCGGCTCGGCTCCATCCCGTCCATTCCGCTGATCGAGGTGCGGCGATGAAGAACCTTTCGGGTGGCCTGCAGGCCCATCTCGACAGCGGCACCACGACGCTGTGTTGGTGCTGGAAGCTGGTTCGGCAGGATGGGGTTGTGCTTGGGTTCACCGATCATGATCTTGGGCTGTCGTTCGCCGGCGTCGATTTCGAGCCGGAGAGCGGGTTCACCGCCTCCGAGATCCGTGCCGGGTCCGAGTTGTCGGTTGATGCGCAGGACGCCTCGGGCGGCCTGTCGTCGGATCGGATCACCGAGACGGATATCATCGACGGGCTCTATGACGCCGCCGAGGTCGAGGTCTGGCGGGTCAACTGGCAGGCGGTCAGCCAGCGCGTCCTGCTGCGGCGTGGCGTGATCGGGCAAATCCGCCGCGGTGTCGCCGCCTTCAGCGCTGAGATGCGCTCGCTTGCGCATGTCCTCGATCAGTCGGTGGGCCGATCCTATCAGTATTCCTGTGACCGGGCGCTGGGCGACAGCCGTTGCCGGGTGAACCTGGCGAATCCGGCCTTCCGTGGGACGGGTGCGGTCATTGGTCTGGTCAGGGAGCGCGCCTTTTCCGCCTCCGGCCTCGGGGGGTTCGCGGCGGGATGGTTTGCAAATGGCATTCTGACCTGGACCAGCGGCGCAAATTCGGGGCGGCAGGCGGAGGTCATGACGCATATGGTCGAGGGTGGAGTTGCGGTGATCACTCTGCTCGAGGCTCCGGTGCGCGCCATTGAGGATGGCGATGCGTTTGCGGTGACGGTCGGCTGCGACAAGACGTCTGCGCAGTGTCATGCCCGCTTCGCCAACATCCTCAATTTCAGGGGCTTCCCGCATATTCCGGGTCAGGACACGGTGATCCGCTACGCGAAGCGGTCGAACGCAAACACCGGCGCTCCGCTGGGCGGCATCTTGGGGGGGTAACGGTCATGGGTATCGCTGATCCCGCTGCGGTGGTCACCGCGGCGCGCGGGTGGCTGGGCACCCCATACCACGATCAGGCCAGCGCCAAGGGGGCGGGCTGCGACTGCCTCGGGCTGGCGCGTGGTGTCTGGCGCGAGATCGTCGGCGGCGAGCCATTCTCGGTGCCGCCCTATGATCGCGGCTGGGGCGAGGTCGGCCAGCGCGAGGTTCTGGCGGGCGGCGCTCGATCCTGCATGATCGAGGTTGACCCGTTGGGCGATCTGGGCGCGGGAACGGTGGTTTTGTTCCGCATGCGTGAGAACAGCATCGCAAAGCACATCGGCATCCTGACGGGGCCGGACACCTTCATTCATGCCTATGAGCGGCTGGGCGTGGTCGAGCAGGAGCTCACCACCGCCTGGCGACGGCGCATCGGCTTCGCATTTCTCTATCCGGCATCGGAATCCTGATCCATGGCGACCATTCTTCTCGGCGCGGTCGGAACCGCCCTCGGTGCCAGTTTTGGTGGCTTCACGCTTTTTGGCACCGCGATTACTGGATCCATGATCGGCGGCATGATCGGTTCGACCATCGGCGGCCTTGTCGATAACTGGATCATCATGTCGCTGCAGCCCGGGCAGAAGTTCGAGGGGCAGCGGATGGATACGGCGCGGCTGACGTCCTCGACCGAGGGGGTGGTGATCCCGCGCGTTTTTGGCGCGACCCGGGTCGGCGGAAATATCATCTGGGCGACGGATTTCCGCGAGGTGGTCAGCACCACGACCCAAGGGGGAAAGGGCGGCGGCGGCGGCAAGGTCACCACGACTGAATACACCTATTACGCCTCGTTTGCGGTCGGCATTTGCGAGGGCGAGATCAGCGGCATTGGTCGTGTCTGGGCGGACGGGGAATTGCTCAACACTGCCGATCTGACCTGGCGCTGGTATCCGGGCAGCGAGAGCCAGTCTGCTGATCCGACGATCGTCGCGGCCATGGGTGCGGGCAACACGCCTGCCTATCGAGGGACCGCCTATGTCGTGTTCGAGGATCTTCTGCTCACCAACTTCGGCAATCGCATTCCTCAGCTGACCTTTGAGGTGTTCCGGGCGATGGGCGGGGATGACGCCGCCGAGGGTCTGGTTCCCGCGGTAACCTTGATTCCGGCAACGGGTGAGTTTGCCTATGCGACCGAGATCATCAAGGACAGCGACATCAATGTGAATGCGACCGTCGAGGAAGGTCGGGCCGATCTTCTGATCTCTCTGGATCGTCTTGAGGCGCTCGCGCCTGCGGTCAAGAGCGTCTCGATTGTCGTTGCTTGGTTCGGGTCGGATCTGCGGGCTGGAAACTGTCAGATCAAGCCCGGTGTCGAGCGCGCATCTCGCTCGACACGGCCGTCTGTCTGGGTGGTCGACGGGGTTCCTCGCAATGCTGCGCATGTCGTCTCTCAGATCTCCGGCGGCGTTGCATTCGGCGGGACGCCATCCGACAAATCGATCGTGCAGGCCATCAAGGCTCTGAAACAGCGCGGCTATAGGGTCACCTTCTATCCGTTCATTCTGATGGATATTCCTGCCGGGAACACGCTGCCTGATCCTTACTCTGACAACGCGGCATCCTCCGGTCAGTCGGTCTATCCGTGGCGCGGTCGGATCACCTGCTCTCCGGCGGCTGGTTTCGCCGGGACGGTGGACAAGACCGGCACGGCCTCGACGCAGGTCGCTGCGTTCTTCGGCAACGCTCTGCCATCCAACTACAACGTCAGCGGCGAGGCCGTGTCCTGGACCGGCGGGTCCGATTGGGGTTACCGGCGCATGGTTCTGCACTATGCGCATCTGTGCAAGGCGGCCGGCGGCGTGGATGCATTCCTGATCGGGTCCGAGTTGCGCGGGCTGACTTCGGTTCGCTCGGCGGCTGGCACCTATCCTGCTGTCGCGCAGCTTGTGTCGCTCGCCTCGGCGGCGAGGTCGATCATCGGGGTATCGCCGAAGATCAGCTATGCCGCTGACTGGTCCGAGTATTTCGGCCATCAGCCTGCGGACGGCTCTGGCGATGTCTATTTCAACCTCGATCCGCTCTGGTCGGATGCGAACATCGATTTCATCGGCATTGACAATTACATGCCGCTCTCGGACTGGCGGGACGGTTCCGATCACCTCGACGCGCTGGCCGGGGCGCAGTCGATCTATGACCGTGGCTATCTGGCCGGCAACATCGCCGGCGGCGAGGGGTTCGACTGGTTCTACGCCTCGGATGCGGATCGGGCGCAGCAACTGCGGACTCCGATCTCCGATGGGGCGCACGGCAAGCCGTGGGTGTTCCGCTACAAGGATCTGGTAGGCTGGTGGTCGAACCAGCATGTCAACCGGCCCGGCGGCACCGAGAGCGGCGGCGCGACCGGCTGGGTGCCGCAGTCAAAGCCCATCTGGTTTACCGAGCTCGGTTGCCCGGCGGTGGACCGTGGGACCAACCAGCCGAACGTGTTCTACGATCCGAAGTCCTCGGAGAGCTTCGTTCCGCATTTCTCGCGCGCCTGGCGCGATGACGTCATCCAGCGGTGCTATCTCGAGGCCACCTATTCCTACTGGTCGGAGGGTGCGAACAACCCGACATCATCGGTCTATGGGCAGCGCATGGTGCATGTGCCTGAGTGCGCCGCATGGACTTGGGATGTTCGGCCCTATCCGCATTTCCCAGCCATGTCGGACATCTGGGCGGATTGGGACAACTGGCGCATGGGGCACTGGCTGAATGGTCGGCTGGGGGCTGCTTCCTTGCCGTCGCTGGTGCAGCAGCTTTGTCGTGATGCCGGCATGCCGGATGATCGAATCGACGTCTCCGACCTGATCGGTGCGGTAGAGGGCTATGTCATCACCGGGATCGAGTCTCCGCGCACCTCGATCACCATGCTCGGGCGGCATTTCGGCTTCGACGCCTGCGAGAGCGGCGGCGTGATCCGCTTCGTCTCGCGCGGTCGCAATCCGGCGGCTCTGGTATCGCCCGACGACCTGGTGCGCCGTGAGGGCGCGGGCGAGGTTTTCGAGATGGTGCGCGGGCAGGAAAGCGAGTTGCCGCAGGCCCTCAAATGGCAGGTGTCGCGCAACGACGAGGAATACGATGCGGTCGTGGTTGAGGCGCGGCGGTCGACGGTGCGGTCGGAGCGCATCTCGAGCGAGACTTTCCCCATCGTGGTTGCGCCAGAGGAAGCCGACCGGCGATGCCGGCGCGCGCTGCAGGAGGCGTGGGTGGGCCGCGAGAGCGCGAGTTTCACCCTGCCGCCGTCGAGGCTAGCGCTTGATCCTACGGATGTGCTGACGCTCGAGCATGACGGGCGGGGCTATGATCTGCGGATCGTCCAGGTGTCGGATGGCGAGGCGCGGTCGGTCGAGTCGATCCGGCAGGATCAGGACGTCTATGGCCTGCCGCCGGGGTCGCAGCGCAATGCGTCCATCGCTCGGCCTGCATCCTTCGTCCGTCCTACGCTGATTTTTCTCGACCTTCCTCGGCTGGGCGAAGATCAGGCGGCGCATCGTCCAATGCTCGCGGCCAGCGTTCCGGCTGGCTCGATCTGGCCGGGTGCCATGGCTGTCTACTTCAGCGAGGATCCCGACGATGGCTACTCGCTGCTGACCACCTTCAGCTTGCGCGCTCGGATCGGGGTCGTTGCCTTCGACTTCTATTCCGGTCCTGTCCATCGCTACGACGATGGAAACTCCCTCTATGTCGACATGGATTGGGGTGTGATCGACAGTATCAGAGAGGATCAACTGCTGGCTGGCGGCAACGCTTTTGCGGTGGAGTCGGCACCGGGCGTCTGGGAAATTCTGCAGGGAGCAAACGCTGAGTTGGTTTCTCCGGGCCGATATCGGATCAGCAGGCTCCTTCGCGGGCAGCGAGGAACCGAAGGCAGCATGGCGGCAATGGTGCCGTCCGGCGCGCGCTTCGTCGTGCTGGATGAGGCGCTGGTCGAGTTGCCGATCTCGTCCGAGGCAATAGGCATCCCATGGTTCTGGCGTGTCGGTCCTTCCTCCAAGGCGGTCAGTGATCTGTCCTACCGGCAGGAGCCGTTCACGCCCATGGCGGTCGGGGTCGAGCCGTTCTCTGGCGTCCATGCTGTGCAGCCCTATCGGCGCGGGCGTCTGGTCGGTGATCTGACGATCAGCTGGATCCGGCGTTCCCGCGACCTGTCTGCCGATATCTGGGGTGCGGGCGAGATCACGCTGGGCGAGGAAAACGAGTCCTATGAGGTGGACATCCTTGACGGTTTGGCCGTCAAGCGGACCCTGTCTGGCCTCACGTCACCTTCGGCCGTCTACACCTCGGCGCAGCAGGTTGCGGATTGGGGTGCGGCTCTCACGCCGGGGTCGAGCCTTGCCATCGTCATCTACCAGATCGCGCCCGTCGCCGGGCGCGGCTTCCCCTACCGAGAAACCCTGTTCTTCTGAGGATCACCAATGGCGGATTCAGCCAATCTTGCGCTGCCGTATATCGCGGCATCGCAGGCGCAAAAGCATGTCACCCACAACGAGGCGCTGCGCCTTCTCGATGGCATTGTTCAGATGTCGGTCAAGGATCGCCACCTTGCGGCTCCGCCCGGCTCGCCGGCAGAGGGGGTGCGCTACATCGTGGCCGGTTCGGCCAGCGGCGCATGGGCTGGCTGGACGGGCAGCGTTGCCATGTGGGTCGACGGGGCGTGGTATCGCATGATCCCCCGGATCGGCTGGTTCTGCTGGATCGAGGACGAATCCTTGGCGGTGGTCTGGACCGGCTCGGCCTGGACGCCATGGTCGGATGCGGTGGGCCTCATCGCCCGGGCGGCGGCTGTGACTGTGGCGCAGGGGCCGGCGGGCTTCGGCACCGGCGTGGGCGTCCTCGAGCAGAACCTGACCGGGCTGTCGGGTGCGACCCGTGATTCCACGGTGCTGATTCCCAATCGGGCCATTGTGCTGGGCGTGACTAGCCGGGTCACGACCGCGATCACCGGGGCTACCTCGTTCGGTTGCGGGATCGCGGGCGAGGCGACAAAGTTCGGCGGCACTCTGGGTATCGCCTCTGGCTCGACCAACATCGGCGTCATCGGCCCGACCGCTTTTTATGCGGACACGCCGGTTCGGCTGACTGCGGATGGTGGCAATTTCACCGGCGGCGCTGTTCGCATCGCCATCCACTATCTGCTCTGCGCGGCACCATAACAAGAAACGGGGGACGGTGAGAAATGCCGGATTGGGAAGTGATCAAGTCGGTCTGGCCGTTGCTGGCAGCGGTCGCGGGCCTTTGGGCTAGGTTGGAGGTGGCGTTGGCACAGAATCGGGACCAGAGCGTCCGCAATGAGGCGGAGATCCGCAAGCTGGAGGCGCAGCTCGAAGCGCAAAAATCCACGACACATCAGCTGGCGCTTGGGCAGGCCCGCATGGAGGAGACGCTCGTCTCCATCGGGCGAACGCTCGAGCGCATCGACCGCAAGATTTCCGGGGTCTGATCCCGCTCAACCTGAAAGGAGAGCGCCATGGCGCGCAATGATGACGTAACCCTTCCGGCCGGTGCTTGGACGCTGATCACCAATAGCGACGTGACGGCGCTGCGGGTGCAGAACCTTGGTAGCGGCGCGGTTTACATCAAAGCCCGGGTCGGTGCTGGTGCTGTGTCCTCTCGGGCTGGTTCGATCTGCCTCGACTCGCTGGCCATGCTTCCTGCCACTACCCCGCTGGCCGATCTGTTCCCCGGTGTTGAGGGCGCATCTCGCGTCTACGCCCTCTCGGACTCCGGCGGTGTGGTGAGCGTGTCTCACGCCTGAATAGTCCGGGGCTGTTCGCCCCAAGCGTTCAGAGTGCCTCACAGGCCCGCCCTTTCGGCGGGCCTTTTCTTTTCCAACGGAGATCATGACATGACGAAGCATTGGGTTGGTGCCGCCCGCCGGGCGGTTGCCGGGGATTTCGCGCGCGCTGCAGAGGCGCTGGGCTGCTCGGTCGAGGTGGTGCGGGCCGTCTGGGAGGTCGAAGCGTCCGGTCGCCCCTTCCGGGCCGATGGCTCGCTCGAGCGGAGGTTCGAGCCGCACAAGCTGGCGAAGCCGGACGGCAACTACAAGACCAGCATGGCGCTGTCCCATGCCGCCCGCGAGACGAAATTCGCCCGGGCCTTCGCCGCCAATGCGAACGACGCCATGCGCGCGACCAGCTGGGGTGGCCCGCAGATCATGGGCTTCAACCATTCCGCCGCGGGCTTCGGGTCCGTGGCTGCCATGGTCGAGGCGTTCGCCGACGACGAGGCGGCGCAGCTGCGCGGGTTCGTTGCGCTGATCCGGTCATGGGGGCTGGATTCTGCGGTGCGCGCCCATGACTGGCGCACCTTCACCGCGCGCTACAACGGCAATGCGAACGTTGCCGCCTATTCCGCGAAGCTGGAGAGCGCCTATCAGCGGCTTGCCGGGCGGGCCTCGGCGGTGGTTCTGCGCTCGGGTGACAAGGGCGAGGCGGTGCGCCGCCTGCAGCAGGCGCTGGGCGTTTCGGTGGACGGTTCCTTCGGACCCGAGACGGATCAGGCGGTGCGCGCCTTCCAGACCTACGCGGGCCTGCCGGTCGACGGCATCGTTGGCGCGCGCACCTGGACGGCGCTCGAGGCGCGCACCAGCGCCGCGCCCGTGCGCCAGCCTGCCGAGAAGGATCGGATCGCCCGTGCGACCGAGGTGGTCACCCTTGGTGGCACTGCTGCCGGTGCGATCGCCACGGTCGGCGCTGCCCTGCCCGAGTCCTCGGTCAATCTGCTGATCATCGGCGCGGGCATCCTTGGGCTGATCGCGCTGGCGGTGTTCGCCTTCCGCAAGGCGCGCGGGGTGGCCTGATGGGATGGTTCCTGTCGACGCGGCTGGGCCGCGCCCTGGCGGCGCTGGGCGGCCTGCTGGTGGCCCTGATCGCTGCCTTCGCCATGGGCAAGAGGGAGGCGCGGCGCGAACGCCGCGCCGACGATCTGGCCGGCAATCTCGAAACCAGAAGGAGGATGGACGATGCGGATGTTTCCCGTGGCGATCCTGACGATGATCTTGACTGGCTGCGCAGCCGGTCCAAGCCGTGAGGCGCTCTGCGATGGCACGGCGCGGTCGCGGACGGCGCATGCTGCCGCGCTGGTGGTGGACGGTGGCCCGCAAAGCCGGGCGTCTGGCCGGACGCTGATCGCGCAGATCGACGCCGGTTGCCCATGATCGCCCGCCTCGAGCCGGATGGTCAGCGGTTCGTGCTGGATGGCGTCAGCTGGTCCGGCGTCTATCCGGTGAGCGAATTGCCGGCGCAGCTGCGGTTCTACCGCGGCCTGCGGGACCGCAAGGGCGGCGCCTATGCCGCCTTCTATCAACCGACCGTCGCGTCACTCGAGGCGCTGGCGCGCGAGATCAAGGCGCGAGCCTGACCCGCGCCTGTCCGCGCCTACGGGCCTGTTTCGCCGTCGATCAATGGTCGGCGGCATGTCACAGCTTCGATATCTCTCCGTCTGTTCCGGGATCGAGGCCGCAACGCAGGCATGGCACCCGCTCGGGTGGCAGCTTGCGGCGGTGTCCGAGATCGACCCCTTTCCCTGCCACGTCCTGCGGCATCGCCTCGCGGTCGGTCGGCCGCAGTTCATGCCCGAGCTGGATCGGGCGGACACGGTGCTGGAGCGCCGGGCGCGCGCCGCCGCCATCAAATCCGTTGCCCGGATCCCCGAGGACGGCGCGGTGCCGAATTTCGGGGATATGAACAGATTTCAGGAGTGGCCGGATGCAGCTGTCGATGTTCTCGTCGGAGGAACGCCCTGCCAGTCCTTCTCGGTCGCCGGGCTCAGAAAAGGCATGGCTGACCCGCGTGGTAACCTGGCCCTCGTCTACCTTGCCATTGCTGATCGCTATCGGCCCCGCTGGGTGGTCTGGGAGAACGTCCCCGGTGTCCTGTCAAGCAACGGAGGACGGGATTTTGGTTCCTTCCTCGGAGGCTTGGGCCAACTCGGGTATGGGTTCGCCTACCGAGTTCTTGACGCTCAGTTCGTGCGAACACGCCGCTTCCTCGGAGCCGTGCCTCAGCGACGGCGGCGTGTGTTCGTTGTCGGATATCTTGGAGACTGGCGACGTGCCGCAGCGGTATTATTTGACCGCGAAAGCCTGTCTGGGAATCCTCCGCCGCGCCGGGAAGCGGGGAAAAGACCTGCCCCGACTCTTGCTGCGCGCACTCGAGGCGGTGGCGGGCTCGGGACAGACTTCGACCTCGACGGAGGACTGATCTCCATGGCCCATGGGCAGGCCGGGGCCGAGATAGCGGTCGGCCATGGCCCCACCCTGACCTGCAACCATGAGGCCCCCATTGTCGCGCACGCGCTGCGCGCTGACGGCTTTGATGCGTCCGAGGATGGCACCGGGCGCGGGACGCCCATCGTGCCGGTTGCCATGCCTCTCACCGCCGGTATGTCGAAATCTGCCGCGCGCATGCCGCATGAACAGGGCGCGCTTATCCCCGAGGGTCCATTCGCCTTCGACATGCGTGGCCGGGACGGGATCAATATGCCCGAGGGTCCGCACGACACCGCCAACATCCGCGCCGCCTCGGGCGGTTCCTCTCGCAGCTATGTGGCGCATCCCATCGCCATTCAGGAGCGCGCGGTCAGTGAAAATCCGAACGCCGGGCCGGACGGTGCTGGGGTTCGGACGGATGGCGCGGCATATGCCCTCGAGGCGCGGACTGTGGCGCAGGCGGTGGCGTTCGATTGCCTCGCCGGCGGCAACACCGGCCTGTCGGTCGGCGAGGTTCCCGGCGCGCTGCATGGGGGCGGCAAGAGCGGCGGTCGCGCGGCTGTGGCCTTCTCCTGCAAGGATCACGGTGCAGATGCCTCGGACGATGTCTCGCCCACCATGCGCGCCATGGGGCATGGCGATTCCCATGCGAACGCCGGCGGCCAGCTGGCGGTGGCCTTCGCGGAAAATAGCCGGGCAGAGCTCCGGCTCTGCGGTGGTGACGGGCAGGTGATGTCGCAACTGACGACCGGCGGCGGAAAGCCGGGTCAGGGTCAGCCAGCCATTGCCCTGCCCTGGGCGGTGCGCCGCCTCACGCCGCGCGAATGCGAGCGCCTGCAGGGCTTCCCCGACGACTTCACCCTTGTGCCGGTCGGCAACAAGCCGGCGGCGGACGGGCCGCGCTACAAGGCGCTGGGCAATTCGATGGCGGTCAACGTCATGGAGTGGATCGGCCAGCGCATCGCCATGGTGGACGAGGTGCCGTGATGCCGCTGACCGAGGACGAGGAAATACGCGTCATGGACGCGCTGGGCGAAGGGCTGGGGGTCGAGGACATCGCGGTGCGCTTTGGCTGGCGCGCAGATGCGATCCGGGCTTTCGTGTTCAGCCTGCCCTCTGATCTGCGCGCCGAAATATGCCGGCCGGAGGCTTGACTGCAGTGTCGGCTCCCAAGTCACCCGAGCAGGCAGCTATCCTTCACCTTCTCGACCGGATCGAGGCTTTGGAGGCCGCGCTGCGCTTTGTCGGTAAGCGTCTGGACCGGGTCGAGGCGGATTTGAAGGCGATTCGCCGCGCCTGATCGTTTCGTGTCGTTCCTCTCCTGCGTCGAGCAACGCACAGATGCGCTCGATAATTTTCAGGATCTTGGCGATCGTCACCATTTGGACTTTGCCCTGTGAGCGGCCTTGTCAATCAGAAGGCCGGGGCTGGTGCCCATGGCGCGCGCGATGGCGACGAGGCGCGAGGCGCTGATACGGTTGGCACCCACCTCGTATTTCTGGATCTGCTGAAACTTCACACCGCTGGCCTCGGCCAGTTGGGTCTGCGTCATGCTGATAGTCTTGCGTGTCTCTCGGACGAGTTTTCCGAGTTCAACGTCTACCGGGTTCTTCATGGTCGTTCCTCTGACGAACGGGTTGCGGGTTACTTAGACTGGTCGATGGCGCGCGCGAGCTTGTCGACAAGGTCGTGCCAAGCCTGAAGGCCATTGCCATGCTGGTGGGCGTGAAGGATCTGCTCGGCGTGGTAGCGGAGCGCGGTCAGCTTCTTCTCTGTCGCATCTCGGTCATGGGCCAGGTCGCGCATGATCGCGGCAGCACGTCGATGGTCGACGGTGCTAAACCCATGATCGAGGGCGAGAGCGCATCTTTCGATATGGGCGGTGTTGAGAGTCGGCTCTGCCATGGTGGCCTCGCGGGTTACTTGGACTTCGGGACCGCCATCGGGAATTTCCCGTGTTTCTCCATGAAGGAGTAGGGTGACGGGTTGATCTTGCGGCGGTCGAGGTTCTGTCCGGCCTCGGTAAGCTGGAAGGTTTCGGCGGTGCCCATGGTCGTTCGAAGGATGAAGCCGGCGGCTTCCAATTCCTCGAGTCCTTTGCGCGCCTGCGGGCTGGCCTCGCTCTGCTCGTTCTTGAAGGTCAGGGTGCTTTTCGGGCTGAAGAACGCGCCGAACAGGACCGCCTTCGCTTCGATGGATAGTTTCATGGTGGCCTCGCGGGTTAGGTGGACTGCTGGTCTGCCCACAGTTCGAGAACATCGGCGATGCGCTCGAAGCTGTTCATCAGGCGGATCATTCGTTCTTCCATGTCATCCGCGCGCTGATGATGCTCAGCGGCCCGCTGTTCCTCTCGCAGCAGGCGCTCGGTGCGGAGCCGCTTGCGCTCGTCGTATTTCTCTTTCGGGGTCATGGTCGCCTCTCGGGTTATTCGGACTGGATGAGAGCGGCGCTCAGTGCTGCGATCATGTCGCGGGCGGAACCGAAAGCGCCGAGGGGCTGGGGCCTGAAACCTTGGCGGTCGAACGTGCCTTGTTCCACTAAGTATCCGCCATTCGGCATCGGGATGATCGAGATCGGCTGGGTGCTGTCGAACGGGGCAATGTAGGGTCTGTCGGTCATGGTCGTCCCTCTGACGAACTGGTTGCGGGTTAGGTGGACTGGGCGGCGCGCTGCCGGACGAGACCGGCAATCTTGCGCTGGGCTTCTGAGGTGGGGTTCTCGATGCCGGAGATCCCGTGCATGGCTGCTGCGGCCCCGGATTCGAACACCGGCACGTCCGGCTGGTAATCCCAGACGCTCGGGTCCAGCTTGCGGCCATGGAGGCGCAGCGCCAGCAGGTGATCCCGGTCGTGTGTCATGAGCCAGCCGCCGCAGATGCATCCGTCGCGCTGGTGGCACATGAAGATCTGCGGTGGCTGCTGCCACGTCTCTCCATCGTAGTCGGGCAGCTTCGCATATTCGTCCGCCGCCCAGATGCCTGCGGGCACATCCTTTCGGTATGGGCAGGATCCACACGGCACCTTGGGCGGTTTCATGGTCATGCTGGCCTCCGGGTTAGTTGGACTGTCTGTCGGCATCCGCCTCGAGGAGCAGAAACAGCGCCATAGCGGATTCTTGGATCTCGGGAGGCAGTCGCTCCCATGTGTCGCCGTCCTCGACAAGGAAGGTCATCACCTGGCGGAGTTGCGCCTCGGCCGGCTTCAGCGGGTGGTGATCTGGTTGCATCGGTGCCTCGCGGGTTACTTGGACTTCTTGCGGTAGCGGCTGAAATCGTAGCCGCTGCCGTCTTTGTATTTCGGGACGTTCAGCAGTTTGGCGAGCGCTTCTTTGTGCGCATCGTGATCGGCGCCCTGGCAGCATGAGCAGCCCTCGGACGCCATGTAATTTGCCACAGCGGTCCTCATCATCTTTCGCAGCATTGCGGCTTCATCCATTGCGCGCCTCGCGGGTTATTCGGACTGGTTGTCGGGGATGCTGATGTTCTGAGAGGAAGTCGTTTTCCACTCATCCCCCTCCTTCACCTGCAGGTGGATGGTGACGTCATTTCCATAGAACGATGTCTCGACGTCGATGCGGACGTTCTCTCGGAACCATGCGGCGAATTCTTCCATGCCGGCCTCTCGGGTTAGGTGGATTCGTCGTTGATGGTCATGCGGTATCCGCCTGGCCTCTTGCGCTCGTGAAATGTGATCAGCCCCATCTCTCGGAGGCTTGAGGCGGCGGCGTTCACGCCGCTGTCGTCCGGGTTGCCCGCGATAGTCCGGCAAAGATCGGCGAGGAATGCTCCGTTCGGCCCGGACCTGCGCAGGTATCCGAGGAGGATTGCGTAGGTAATGCTCGCCTTGGGCTTATGCTCTCGGACGATCATCATATCAGCGATGAACGGCGATACTCCGAAGTCCCTCTGGTGTTCTACGCGGCGGGTTCGGATCTCTGCGAGTGTCGGCATTCTCTGGGCCTCGCGGGTTACTTGGACTGGTCGCCGTTGCCGGTGATCCAATTGACCGGCTCGGCATTGTGCGCGCTGATCACCTGGACCGCGTGGTCGATTTCGATGTTCGCGCAGATGATCACGTCCGCGCCTTCGCAGATGATGTTGACCCGGTTCGGCGCGAGGTCGCCGGGATTATGAGCCTTCCAAGGCAGAGTGCTGGGACACGGGGCGCTGGGATCGCGCTGGATCTCGACACGGGCTTTCTCGGTCAGGATCCTGATCTTCGCCTTCCCCGCTGCGATGTGCGTCTCGATGATCGGGATTGCGATCTGCCATTCCACATTGAACAGCCGGTGGGAATCCTTTCCGCTCGGGACGCCAAGCTGCAGCCCACCTTGCAGCCGTCCGAAAGCATCGCGGATGTCGGGCTGCTGCCACCTTTGGCGCTGCTCGGTGAGCTCCTGCAGCATCTTCTCGGCCGTCTCGACCTCGCGGTATGCGAGCGCGATGTCCGTCGCCGTCTCTTTGCTGATATCCATGGTCGTTCCTCTGACGAACGGGTTGCGGGTTAGGTGGACTGTGTCGACGCGATCTCTTTCAGGCGTTCACCCACCTTCTCGCGCCATGCCGGTCCATGCTCGAGGGCGAGTCCGATCATCCAGTGGAGGACGTGCGCCTGCTCGGCCTCGGTCTTGTGCGGGATGTCCTCGCCTGCGGCGCGCAGCGCATGGGCGACCGGACAGGTCTGAAAATTCATCAGGCCAAGGACTTCCCTCAATTCAGGCGTGATTTTCTTAGGGTATTCCATAGGTTTCTCGCGGTCTGGGCGTCCCTGCGCTGGGCGCGCAGGGCTCGGTGATCAGGCTTCGACCGGGAAGTCCGGGTGCGGCTTG